AGGTATTTGCGATAGTTGTTGTTCATCACCGACCGTCGGTGTTAATGTGAATTTTTCAACTACACGGTGTGTGTTTTGGGGTGCTCCCGTTCCGTTTCGCTGTCGGTGAATCTCAGAAATTAAAACCTACAAACTATTGATATTACAGTTACTGGTTTATGAGTGTCTGAGTATCTGGGTATCTGGGTATCTGGGTATCTGGGTTTGTGAGTATTCTGGTTTCTTGTGTATCTGTGTATCTGAGTATCTGAGTATCTGACGCGTAAGACGCGCGCATTGCTCAACGTCCCGTTCAACGGGCGTTGGAACGGCCGTTGTTTGTTGATGCAGACTGTGCGGATGATTTACCTGCCTTGCGCGCTGACTCACGACGCCTCATTGCCAACTTGCGTTCCTCCTCAATCCTCTCGTTGATTAGCTTTCCGTCCTCCTGTGGGTGTTGTTTGAAACATTCACGGATTGTTGGCCACGCTTCGCGCATCTGCTCTGGCGTAACTCCACACCGCATCCACAACTTGTTAGGGTCGTCGGGTATTGAGCCCTCCTCCCACGAATGACACAACAGCGATATGTATATACCGCGATCTCGCGCTATCATGGAGCGAACCTTGGGCGAGCCCATAAAGTCGCTTGGGTAGAACTTCATCCAGGGTAACGTAGACATGACGTTAACCTCCGTCTGGTGTGTTTGGCATGACACTTGCATGCCAAACACACGATACCACATGTCGGGGTGAGTGTCTGTGGTTTGTTGTGACTGGGCGCCGCCAGATCAGCGGCATGAGTCGGGCTATTGTCTAGGATGCAAGATGCGTGCCAGTCAGTCGATATCCACCGATGTCAGTGCCAAACCGTGGATTTTGTCTATATCGTCAACCCCGAAATGACAGTTACACAAAATGTTGATTGCGACGACTGATGGGTCGCTCTGTGGTATTAGTGTCATATTGGCGGGATCGTAACTCTGTATTGTGCCAATATGACATGTAATGCTGTCATCATGACAGTATGGACACTCGACGTTCGTCCGCTGTGTTGTCTGTGATTCGACCATCTGTTGGTAATCCAAAAACAACTTGAACGCTAACCGTAACATATGTGCGTTGGTCCTGCCGGTTTCTGGTGCGGATGCATCGTCGGTCGGCGTCACGCCAAGAAAATCACATACCACGTCTTCTGCACTTGGATAGTTGGATGATCCGATGTCCACACAAGTGGCTGCCTTTACGCACGCCGCGTACTGATGTGGGGTGGGGTCAAGTTGTCCCGCTACCTTCTCCGACGTAAAGTAGCTACGTGCCGTCTTCTGGCGGTTCGCGTGTGAATATGTAGCGGTACTGCGTAACCGTTTCCAGTCGTTCATCTCACCAGGTCTTCATTGTATATGTCTGGAATGCAGTCGGTGTAATTGACGTCGGTGCCTGTGATGACTGTCACGGGCGTGCGATCGACCGCACACCCGATCAAGTTGAGTGTCGTGTTGCGGAAAACGGTGTTGGGCGGCAGTTTGCGGTAGTGGCTAGTGCCGTTCCATGTCATCTGTTGATCGCACTCACAGAAAAACACCAAACTACCGCTATTGTATGCGTGCAGCACATTGTTACGTGCTTGACGCATACCATCATTGGAGTATATATGTGGAAATACAAACCCACCATGACCACCACAATGTTCACATAACAACCTGAGAACAAGCCTCATTTTATCACGACACTGATGTTGGGTGCGGCCTCAAGGCCGGGCACAGACAATTCTGATTTTTGTTTGCGTGCCAGTTTGTTGGCGACGCTTGAATTGAGTTTTACCAGGTTGGGGTCGGCGTGACCGGCAGCTATGGCTCCACACAATGCCTTTATGGCGTCGTCTCGTGGCCCCGACAACACCGCGTTCCATGTTTCCCTGTAGTGTACGCCATCAATATCCGGTCGCCCCTCTGCGCCGTCGATGTCCATTAGGCGCTGTGCTTTTTCCAGTTCACCGGATTCTATGAGTGCTACGATCTCGTCTGAGTCCACGTCCGGCGCACCGCCAGACGGATCATAGCCCTCCAACTGTAACCGCAGGTGCGATATGGCTTTCTCACCAGGTGCCATAAGCTTCTTTTTCTCTGCCAGCACCGATTTATAGTAGTCGTATGCGGGCTTACGGAACCTGTCTGCTATAGACTCAATCACCTCGAAAATCGCAGATATCTGTCTGTATGTCTCTACCGCGTGTATATATGTGTCATCATCCACTACCTCAATATCATAGGCTGCATGTGATATAGATTCTAGCTGAGTCGTTAGGTTGTCTAAATGTTCGAGTTCGTTGTCGTCTACTACTTTGGTAGTATCTATGATGATTGGCTCTGTCAGTTTACTCATCCGTCTTGAACTTCCTCAATTGTAGCAGGAATCGCGGCCACGCAAGATGGTCGTCACACTTTTCTACCGCATAGTCGCCTTTTTTGAGATGTACGACGACACGTTTCGCTGACTGATCGGGCCCAAAGAACAGATGCTGATATGCGGCGGTCTGTAATTCCCACGCGGGTTTGTTCTTGGAGTTGGTGGTCTTGATGTCTATAATCACATCATGGCCGTTGAGTATACCGACTATATCTACGGTACCAGCATACATGTGACACTCGCAATACATACGAAGCTCAGATTCCCGTACATCTATGTCGTTGTTGGCGATAAACTTTTTGTAGCCATCCAAATATAGTTGTACGGGCTCATCATTGGACTCCAGTACAGACCCTTTTGTGTGGTATGCACTGATCATTTCGTGTGTGCGGTTCCCTATCTCTGCTGCGCGATTAAGGATCGCCTTGTTGATGTGTGAATAATCTGTAGCGCTACCACCGTGAGATATTATCTGGCTGACGCTCGGTAACACCACATCACCAAGACGATATGTGTGTGACTCCGAGTCGAATGTGAATTGTGTCATAGATACACTACGATTGTATGCATGGTTCATCTTTCAGGTGACTAGAAGGGCAGGTCGTCGTCTGTGGTGGACGACTCGTCGTTACGTGATTGGAACTCGATCTCGTTTTCTAGCCACGCCAGGGCGCGCTCTGCGTCGTCGGACCCGCCGGCGCCCTTGACCACTGATTCGATCCGCTTAAATACCGACAACAGGTCGCTGTCGTCGTGTGCCCTGCCCTCCCAGGTCGGCACGAGATCGAGTAGCTCCTTGATCTCCTCCAGGGTCGCGCTGTTGCCCGTGTCGTCTGTTGTAGGCGTGTTGTCCATGTCGTGCGTCAGTGGTGTGGACACACCCATACGAACCCACTGTCCGTGCAAGTGTCGCGCGTTGGCAAGTAGCGTGGCAGTGTCGTCCGAACCCGGCAGGTCGCGGGCGGCTTCTATACAAAGTAGATAGTCGTCCTTGATGTTACCTGTGGAGTGACCACTGGTGTCGCTAGTGGTCTCTCGTTGCACAGACCCCGATGCGCGGTCCCACTCGATTGTCTGGCTGTCGCCAGACCAGGAGGCACGAACCTCGATCCACTCATTCTTTGGCGCGCGCTTCAGGGTGTTTTCTATATCGGGCGATTCGATGATATACCAGCGCCTGGTATCGTCGCCCCGGGTATCGAACCCGATGACCTTATGTGCATAGCCATCGGTCGTACCGACGTCATATTTACTGTCCATTGGGTCGCCGCTGAACTTGAGCACCAATGGGCTGGCGTTGCGCAGTTCTGAGTGCCACACGCTCTTCCTGTCAAACATATATACCTCCAATGAGATACGGGGTTATTGAGAGTGCCGGATTGTGGTCCGCAAGGGTGCGGCCCGGCCAGGGTGCATGGTGTCTATGATGCAAGTTTTGTGCCACGACGGCACGCCACCTATATCGGCCGGTGGCTTGTCACCGCGAGATCTTCAGTTTTGTTACTGTAACGGAGAAAATTTCGCGCACACTCGTCGCACCTATATATACACAGTGTATGACCTCCTATTGCTGTGGACGTACATTGAATCTCGGTGGTGGCTACCGGCTTATCCGGGTCTCCATAATGCGCCACCGCATTACAGTGGAGTCTGCGGTCGTTGGGGGTTTGTGTTGTTGTCATTATATACATTCCGGTGCGTCAATGATATATTGTGGCAACCCTCAGGGGGTTTGTAGCGCGCGATCTTCCAGGACGTCCAGTTCGGGGCGTGCCACCTCGCCCGTGTGGTGTGCCCGGATCGCATCTGAAAGGTCGTCCAGCGCGAAGTGTCGGTCGAGGGCGACATAACTCAGGCCGTCCTCTGCCGTCCGCTCGACCCGGTAAACAACACTCCGATCATCCACCACACGCACGATTGCCAGGGGCTCATTGTCCTCAGCAGGTGGCCCCATCAAGCCCCACTCCTCACGTTCGTGGCCCCACAGATTTTCGAGATCGGCCACGGTCGGTGCGGCCACCGTTGCATCGTACGGGACGCGGATGTAGGTTGCGGGTTCGTTCGGCCCGCCCAGTATATTGATCGTTACCTGCGCGTGCATGGGGTATTTCTGTGTGTCCATTTGTTTGCCCCTTATAGCAACACTAACGTATGGTTAATCTATCAGCCTGCCAAGGTGCTCCACGTACAGTTCGAGCGAGTTGTCACTGAGCCCGGGACATGTATTAACTTCGAGTACATATAGTTCATTGTCGGTCGACACCAGTACATCTACTGCACCAAAGTCCAGGTCGAGTGCGTTGACTGCGGCGATTGATGTGTATATATGTGGGTGTATTGGTTCTGACGGGTGCCTAAACGTCCACCCCGTCTCGTAATTCCAAACCAATTGATCGTATTCAGATTCGTCAGTAAGGCGTTTTTCTGATACCTTGACCACACGATTGTCGATTACGTGTACCCTGTATTCTGTCTTTTTAGGTATATACTGGACGAAGTAATCCGGTGCGCCCATCGGAGATATGTCACGTGGCTGTAGGTACAGTTTCAGGTCGCGTCCCTGCATATGTGACGAGCTCCGGCCCAACATCGGGAACTCCAGGTCAAACATGCTGCCCGAAAACGGCGGCACGGAGATACCTGCGGCCTCCATGATATTGAGGCTGTTGAACTTGTCGGCATTGGCTTCGATAGCACGCCGCCGGTTCCACGTGCGCTCTGATGGTATATACCGGATACGTCTGCTGGTACCCCACCTGATCAGATATTCCACGCGTTCGTCCGGCATTTCGCGGCCGTGGGGTATACCGAGCATATCGCCCAGTGCAGCGCCTGTGACGTGACCATGTCGCCCATAGAGTAGAAAGTTCATTTTATCTGTACCTTATATTGGGGCGGTATTTTGTTATATCCGTGGGGTTGTCAATTTTGATGTGTCCTGCCACCATCCCAACCTCCTTGATTTCTCTGTGCATACACGATTTGCATACTAACGCAAAAAACTCACACCTATTCTCCGCTTCACGGCCGGCGTCAAACATGGCATACTTAGCCGCCGCAGATTGACAGTTGTCGCACGGGGTGTCGTTGGGCCCAATTGCCATCAGTCTGATGCTCCAGCCTTCAGTGTGAGGTTTAACTGGTCATTGTCTGTAGGCAATACCACGGAGTTACAGTAGTCGCAACGCGCTAGCCTTGTATTGTCAATGAATTTATAGTAATCATCGACACTATAGACTTCCTCCGCCTCGCGCAAACTACCGATCATACACGTTTCACATATAACCTGGCCCTTATATAAATATCCGCCGACACTGCCAACGCTCACCAGGTTTGTGTCGGTATTTGTTCCGTCAGTTTCCAGAAGGTCATTGAACGCCTCCTCGATGCGCCCCTCAAACAGCATATCCACCTGTTTATCCATCCAGGAGAACGCTTTGGTGAAGCATGCACCACAGAAACTAGCCTTCTGGATATAATCGAAGAAGTCGTCGGCGATGATCGGGTCTCTGCGGTTCCAGTTGTCTGTGCTGGGGATATTACATATGCTCACCTTTGTGTCCTCGCATGATTTCAGATGATACCTGCTGCTGATTGGCGACCAGAACCACGCATAACGCTCAAGATATGTAATCCAGTCGTCACGGCCTATCAGGTCGCTATTGAAGTCACTGCACGTTGTGACGTGATGATCGGTTTCCTCGTCACAGTACATGCAGTGCATCCGGTTGTGGAGATATGCCGACCCCAAGGTCGCCCAATTGCTCTGGTATCCTCGGTCGCGCTTGATGTATCTGAACGTTGTATTGGAAAACCAGTTGTTCTTGTCCCACACACCCTTGTCTGCATTTAGGATCGTGACGTTACCGTCGCCATCCAGAAATACGAGTTTACTGGTGCCGATAAACGACTCGACCATCTGTTGGTAATACTTGTCTCCAATCCAGTCGACCGGTAGTCTCTCAATGAGTATGCGATCACGGAACGCGATCGTATCCACCTGATCGTCGGGCATGCCCTCCATCTTAATGACGCCATTGTGGGCAAAGACGGTATTGCTGTTATAGAAAAACGGATGACAGTTTTCGGTTGAAATTTCACCGTGTGTCGCCTTGCGCCAATGCAACAGGACCGGCAACCCACCGCTCGCCCTGATGCTCTTATATATCGGGTACATGAGGTTCATAGATTCCAGGTTCTTCACGATATGAACCTGACCGTTATGTGGCCATGCCATGCCGAACCCGTCGGGATGGTTCTGTGCACAACGCTCAAACAGATCGAAACTAAGGTCGTCACCGTCTGGCGCGTTATAAACTATGATGCAAATTTTTGCCTCCCGTGGTTAGAGTATATGTTTCTTGACCAAAAACTCCCTAAGGCTCGGAAACCGCTTGGCGTGTTTGTCGACGAAGGCTACAAACCCGTCTTGGGATATGTTGTTGTGTTTATGGGCGCCACTATATTCGAACGCCGCCACACAGAACTCAAGGTTCTTGAGGAACGTGCGCCATTGTAGCGTACCCCCGAAAACGCGAACCTCGATCGTATCGCGATGTTCGGCCACATATACAGCAACGTGTCGCTCTCCCGGGTCGGCGCCACCGGTTTTTGCTAGTAGCATAGAGTCCAGGTCGTCATAATCTTCCTTCTCTCTATCGATCCCTGCCCACCGTTCGAAGTTTGACAGGCTGATCCGTTCTGATATGAGCAGCGTAAAGCTGGGGTTGTCGTAAATAAGTTTAATGAAATTACGCAGCCTGTCGTCATCAAAGGCGTCACCGCTCATGTGTACGTGCATACCACATGTCTCTGTCTGGTCGCTCTCGAACCCATGACTACGCAAATATTCCAGCATGTCGGTGAACCGTTCTGCGTTTTCTAATGCCCACTCCAACGTGAACGGGTGCGTGACAACCTCGAACCCCTCTGTGATGCTACTATCGCTCTTACAATAGAATATACGGTCTACGGCGACCTGTCGCGCACCTTCTGACGGCAGCGTGTCGCCACGTGCCTCAACCTCAAGCTCGACACCCAGATACAGGTTACCCTTGCCGCGAAACTTTAGTGTATCTGGCTGGTATGTATAACTCCATATACCGGAACTGGGGCACCCACATGTACTGTTGTCGTACAGTGGCGTGTTGAGTCTGCGCCAACCACCACACGGCAGGCAGCGCTCGTAGCCCTCGTCGCGACATTCACCGCACACTTGATCGGAACCGGAGCGCATAAGCACATATCTGCGATAATAAACACCGCACCCACTACACCCTCGGTAGTGTCTGGCTATGCATTCGTCACATATATCTGGGTCACCGTCAACAGATATATCTCTATCATCTCTGGCCCACAGGTTGTCACATGACTCACATACGATCGACCGCACTGCGCCCGACTCAACACACGTTTCGCACGGTGCGTTATCACCAGACCGAACCCCTCTTTGCCACGCACGGTCGGCGTCTTCAGGAACATGATAATATGTATCGCACCCGCCACAGTAGGCTATCCGTGCGACACCCCAACACCGGTTACAGGAATACCCACCATTGCTTAGTTCGTGCGTACCGCCACTGGAACCACAAACAGCACAGGGCTCGTGTGTGCCCGTCGTTGTGTTGACTGGATTGATATTATGTGTGGATGCGTCAAATTCTTCACCGAATTCTAGCTCAAGTGTGAGGCGGAATCGGTCACAGTCGTCGCATGGGCACGTTGGACTATACGACTCAGCAAACCACTGTACGAAGTCCGCATCACGTGACGGTGGATCGGATATATTAAATGGCATTTACTCTTCCTCAAGCTCAACGACCCGGAGGTTGTCGTCGTTATCTGATATCACCGTTAGGGATACGATGTGTCGATCGTTGTCACCCGTATTTATATTGTATATGTTTATAGTTGTACCCTCTCCCGCGCTCATTAGTATGGACTCCGTGTGGTGTCTAACAGAATCATCGTCCATACCTTCAAACCTGACGATATCGAACTCGTCATCGCGTGTAACGAAGAGTAGGTAGACGCCGTGCGATATCACATATTCTCGGTGTTGTTGTGCGAGATTCTCTGTCATCTTCGTGTATCCTGTCCAGGTGATCAAAATAATTCCATCCCGATAGGTTGTAGTGTCTTTTGCACCATAAGACCCTACAAAACGGTTCGCCACAATATTTACACCAAACTACACAGCTCAGGTCGGGTGTTTGATTGTTGGTCACATTATGTTCCTATACCTTGCAAAGTAGGGGTTGGTATACGGATCAATATACATGGCACATTTCGTACAATGTTTATCTGCGTCTGTACTATATAGGGGCTCACAGTCACCATCAACAACGTCATCGGGAAGACAGTTATAGCATATCACTTCACCGTTTAACTTTAACCCCTCTTCTATTATCTCATTGGATTTGTGGTTGTTGCCTGGCTCGTGTATCAGTGGACAGTTTGATGTTGCGTGTGTCTGAGGGCTGTTGTGTACGTCACAAAACGACCCTCCCTCCGTGCGTCGAATATCTGCGTCATAAGAGTCTGGTAGGTAGAATCCACGGTGACTGAACCATGTGTCTCCCACCCAGATACCTTGCCCCTCGTTGATGAACGCGAACCGCCCGCTCTTGTCCATAAACGCCATCTTGTTGTAACCTACCATTGCGCGCGTTTTGTCGAGAGCGCGCTTGCTAAAGATCGCGGTGCCAATCCTGTTGAGGACTGTATCACGAAAATGATGAGAGTCGGACTTGCCGTCATGTGTCATATATGGCCCGAAAAACATTGTGCCGTTATGTGCGAACGCTATATTGCCACGCATGCGGAACGGTTGGCAGTTTTCGATTGACCTTGTGCCCACCGTGCGTATCCTGAAGTGTGCCAGAACCGCACGACCAAGATCACGTGCGTTGGTGTAGACGTTCCATAGCTGACCAAAGTTGTTCATGGACGTGAAAATATTGATACCGTCCCCGGTTGCATATGCAACGCCCATCCCGTCCGGGTTCTGTTCCGCGCAACTCCGTAGTGTCTGCTTGGGTAGCCTGTCAGTACCCTTTTTTTGGGCAACAATAATACAGATGTCGATAACCCCCCGTTTCTAGCTGTGGTGTAGGTGTGCTGCGATTATATGAGATATCGTGACTCTGTCGTGGAGGTTATAGGGCAATACTATATCTCTCATAGCAGTAAAGCCCGTGACGGTTGATATGTCAAAACATCGTGGTGTATAGTATGTCATCTCCCGTCCAGTTCCGCTTCGCGACCAGCTCCGGTACTACCTAATACACCCCACACCGCTCAATGTTCCATAGACAAGTCTATGCGTGGATTTATTCCCATATAGGCGTCACTATTTTACCGTCTCGAACCACCGATCGCTCTGGCTGCCCGGGCCGCATTCCTCCTTGTGGTGTATAATGGTGTCTGATGTCTTTTAGGTCGAATTTCTCTACATGTCTACCCGTGTTCATGGTGACCCAACCTTCATCACGGATACGGTTTTTGATGGTTGGGCCGGAATATCTAGTGCCATTCTTAAGTTCGATTATATCGTTAGTCATAATTATCGCACTCATAACAACTCTTCCCAACTGAACACCTTTATCTCGTCCAACTTACACAATAGCCGCTGGTAGCGGTCGCGGCTGTTGGCTTCTGCGTTGTCTTGTGTAAACTGGAGTGACGATTTTATGGTTGCTAACTCGTCATCCGTAACTTCAATCTTGTGTGTCATTTTTCTTCCCACGGGTGACTATCTGCCATGCGCTCAACCTCTTCGATGATGCTGCCCGGCCCACAGTCGTAGGTAGTGAACCATAGGCGGAAGCCCATAAACCCAACATCAACGTCAAAACCACCTAGAAAATGATCCACCTCCAGTGCAAGCTGTATGAACGTGAAATTGCGCCAGTTGTATCCAGCGCAAAACCACTCCAGCCAATCCTGGCTCACGCCGATATGAAAAACTCTCGTTTGTGGTCTGTTGTGGAACTCGATTTCCATCTTCACATTTCCCCTTCGTGGCTATGTATGTTACTGACAGACATAGCAAGAAATCATCGGTGGTCTATGTAACACAGAAATACCTGAAGTTCATCCCGCATTCCCGGTGGCACGTAGATTGTGCCCTCCGGACACCCGCACTCAAACCCGTATTCGATGCGGTAACGTGCAAAGCCACGCATACGACCAGGGTGTCGGTGACACGTAATCGCATCACGGTTTAGCATCACCTCTTCGACCAACTCTGGCTGTGGATACTCACGGCCTTCATTCATCGCCGGGCTCCCGGTCCAAAGCAATGCGGGCCTGGAAATAATCGTCCACAATCAAGTGGTGATATTCCGGTGTTCGTTCCTCGTTCACCGCCTCGCCCCACAGGTCAGTATGTTCACAGCCCTCCATCCACAGAGCGTGGTCAGCAAACGGCTTCAGTGCGCGCTCTAATTGCGCTATGCGTTCACGCAGGTGCTCGTTTTCGCGGGACAGCCTTTTCGCTGCCAGCGGGTGTTGTTTCATTATATCTTCTAGTGCGGTTTCCTTTTCACCCATTGGTGCCCCCTCCGGTTAAAGATACTATTCGTGGATACCGACGATATGCCTCTCTCGGCGCCTCGATTCGCAGGTCGTGTTGAACGCGTCCTGCTCATTTATCTCTCGTACAACACCCATCACATCCATGGATCAACCATACGCTTACGGGGTGACCCAGTAAATTGGCGACCCGCTCTGCCGACTCTCTTGTCGGATGTCCAACCCCATGCACACAAAGCCGTTCCACCAGACCACTGTTACGTGTGATGGTCTTGTCGGTCATCCGCTGTTTGGGGTCATCCGTTGGCATTTGTGGGCACCTCTAGTTCACATACGGCGAAGTCTAACCGTTCGTGTGGGCCGTGAAACTCTACCACTCAATCGAACCCCGCGTGTGGTGGGGCGTCGATGATCTGGCCCACCTCGCCATATCTCGCACTCCGGAGCACATGATCTCACGTGGTCACCTATCTTCACCCTACGCTTCTGTGTTTGTGCGTGTCGTCGCGGAAGCGGACAACGTAAAACGCACCAATCCTCTCAGCATACAGGCGTTCATTCATGTGGTTACTAATGTCTATCAAAAGGTCATGAACGTCAGTGGCCGGATATCTATCTGCGCTAAGCCGCAACCTCCGGTTGACTCGCAACGCCTTTGCGTATCGTCTTATCTGCTCGTGCTCATACATCGTTTCGTTCCTTGATCCTAATGATCAAATATTGTACCGGGTGCGCTACAAATACCGAATCTAGTGCCTTGAGCCGTTGATCGTGTATCGCTTTGCTGAGGTTTGCGCGCGATATTTCACCGTGTATTTTTCCGTTACTCGTTTTGTATAATCTGGCATATTCCTGCAACACTTCAAGGTGCGCACCGTGGTGTTGTACTACTTCGAAACAAAGAATCTCGTCTTTTAGTGACATACCACGTGTTTGATCTCAAGGTCTCCACCCAACCATAACCCAAACAGCAACGCCACGACGGGTATGAGTATGTGCAGGGCTGTATGCACATAACAGAACCACCTTGCGGCTGGTTTGATGTGCGCCCAGCAACTGCGACACTTACACCTGCACGTTTCCAGTATATCAGCCATTGGGTCCACCGGTCTTGTGGTCTCGGTTGTCGAACCTACATAGGTCGCCAGACTTCATGATGTCACGCACGTCTTCCAGGAATACAATCTCTTGCTTGAATTTGGCAATGGCTTGCTCTAACTGACCCACGGTGCGATCGCCGTATACTGAACCGTCCATCGTTATCCGTTCCAGCTTAATTGGATTTTGAGTTGCGGGTAGCTTCTGGCTAAGTCTTGCCCGCGCTCGTGGCTCACCGGTGACAGTGACGGCAATATGCTGTTCTATCGTTGTATGTGACACGTATGTCCTCCGGTGTTGATATTATTGTTTTATCTCTCTGATATTCAACAATAACTCCAGTTCATGTGGACGGTGGATCTCCAAATATTGCTTGATCGTCATGTCGGCCGGTACCAAAACGCGGCGGTCACGTATCGTCACCCAGTATGATCCGGTGCCGTCCACTACATGCGTTGCGTCTTTCCGCGTGCATGGATCTAGACCCGACCCACCACACGCCAGGCACGAACCACAACCACTTATTGTTGGGTCTTTGCCAGTGCCATCACATTCTCCACAGTCAGTCATACTCTCTCCCTCAACTCGCTCAAGCTCATGACGGTTAAGTGTCGACGATCATTCAGGTGAGTCATTGGTTCGTTTTTCCAATACCCGTCATGTGATACCTCTATGAAGGTTGAGTGACACCGCTGATCGCATGCCTGGCAATAGATATATTTATCCTCTACATATGTATACCAGTATCCACCTACACCACAGTTTCTACATACACCGTAACACGCTTTCATAGCTCAAACACCACTGGCGGGTTCGCTATTTCGTGGTACTTATTGATGGATGATACGTTCAGGCACGTTATGTCACCTGCCATGTACTGTCCATACGCAACGTGTATGTGGCCAAATATATGGTATTTTGGCCTGACCCTTACGAGCGCTCTAAGCATCTCTTTGGAGCCGGCGTGCTCGTAGACCCCCCACCTGTTTTTAACCCAATCGCCCAGCCGCCATGCTGGCCCATGCGACACCAGTATATCCGTCTGTTCTGGTATTTTGTCGTATACCTCACGGAGTTCCAGGCCACGTTTACGGTTAAACGCCCAATCATTGAAGTGTGGTGTCCACGGCGTACCATACACTATATACCCGCCAATGTCCGTCCATGTATCCTGTAGATATATTGCGTTTGTGAGCGCGGCACGTGCTGCTGCCGGTTGCTTTTCAAATACCATGTCATGGTTACCGGCGATAACTACAATATCTTTATAGTCAAGCGTACCAAGCCAGTAGTTGAACAGGTCGATGTCACTTATATCGCCGTAGTCTGACATGTCGCCCGTATGTATCAACAGGTCACCGTCCGGCATGTCCAGGTCGTCGTGTTTACCGTGTGTATCGCCAATAGCCACCACCTTCATCACGCAACCTTTGCTATTAGCTCGCCCACATTATCCCTGGTATTGGACCAGTTGCGACTGAACTTATCGAACTTGCTGGCAGTGTGTTCGTCGTAGTGTTCGTGACCAACATGGTCAGACCTGTCTGGTGTCAACACAGACTCCACATAACTCCACCAGTAGTTCGCACCGGAGCGCGAGTGGTTATGCGCCACGGAGTCAGACTTACAGTATGTGTGATATGCGTCGTAACCCATCGCGAACTCGGCCTTCATGATATTACGCCGCGTAAACAGCGCATCGTTCGACCCATACACGTTCGTGCAATACGGGATCTTGCGCAAGAGTCGCGTGCGCACCCTGTTCCACACATCGACGGCAAGATCGACGTCCGATCGGTTGATGGCGTCACACACCGTTTCGCGGTCGACAATGGTGCGCAAATCTTCGTCGAGATCGTTCGAGGCCAACATCACGCAACACCTTGCGACCGATCCCACCCACCACACCCAAATGGGATCGAATATGGGCCACGGGCCAAGTGTCCGGTACTCAAGGCCGTAGGCGGGCGTACGAAATTCGCCCGCCCGTCCATACCCAAGCACCGTGCGACGCTGCCGCGCAGCGCGTGAGTGTTCACGCTCGAATATAACGCCCGGTACACCAAGGAACAGGTCCAGTAACTCGATCACGTCGAGTTGCTTCTCGGTCTCGTGAAGGGTCGAGACAGACTTTTTATATTTAGGCGAGTGGCGACTTGTCAACTGCTCGGGTCTGGTCGATCCGATATGTACGTGATACCCGGCCGATCGAACATTGACCCCGTCAGGCGGTCGCGGACACGACTCGTGTATGCCGTCTGGCATCAACACCATACTGGGATCACACCCGAAACTATTTAGTTCGGGGTGTTGTGCGATAACTTCGTCACTGAACTCTGCAGTCGGCTCAACGGAGATATCTACCACACCCGGGCGCCCACAAACCCACTTAATCTGGTATGCAACATCATCGGCGAGCTCCTCAAGACACGTTGCTGGGAGTGTTCGTATCTCTGCGGCCGCGTTATCGTATACGATCTCTTCGCTGGAATCGCGATCATGGGGGATCGATTTGCTGGCTGGGTATGGTCTACCACGCTCATCCAACAAGAAAAACTCCGGGTCGGCGCCGTGTGACGGCCGGAACCTATACATTGTTTATCTCTCCTGGGCCCGTGTGTTGCGGTCTGGGGTCAGCGATTATACACGTAGACACTGCGTTACGCATCATGGGTGTGTTGGGCCCGGTGGTGTCGCGTGGGTTTTTTGCGGCCACAGAGCAATGTGCCATGTTACCACACCTCGCGTGTATAAACTTGATTGTACGTTCCTGGCCGCTATATTCAATCCGCCACCAGAACCGTTCATCGCACGTTCTACACTCAACAACCATATATTTATGGTCCATACCGTTATCGTCCCGCTGAGGCATATATCACACCGTCAGATATTCGCAACTACCACCTGCCAGTATTCACTCTCACGGTCCCACGACACCGCAGCACCTGGTACTCTGTCTGCCAGTGTCACTGCGGGACCAACATTACGGAACTGGAATATATCTCCGTCCTGCGCATTGGCGATACATTCATCTATCGAGTGGGTGTCGGTGAACCCCATATCAAATACATTTGGCATGTCGTGTCTCCACTTAGTCAATTGTTCATGATACTCTTACCACCGGGCTCGATGATCACCAGTGGCTTGCATTTGTTGCGTGCATAACGAATCGTAGACCACGTCCCAGATCTCACGTGTTCTTTGCGGGTCAATGGTGTCGCAAGCATTATATCTGATGATGACACGATGTCCTTGTTGCGCTTGAGGTATGGTTTCTCGGGCATGACATATATATTGTCGAAGATCGGTACACCAGACCCATCGCCAATGTTTTCCTGTCCGCAGTATGCCCTATATTTCACGCTGTCTGGGGGGTGGGTTATAATCATGCAACCCAACACCCGCGCGATAAAATATGCCTGTTCGTCGCTACCCACGCAGTCACCGTGATGGAAATACTTGGGGCGTATCATCTTGAGGTATCGTGTGAACCTTTCTTCCTGGTGTGTCGTCATACCCTCACGTGTTCCCGTAAAACCAACCGACCCATATTTTAGTACACCCATCTAACGACTTATCGTTATTTTTATTGCGGCCGTATCTCCACCGTACCCTATATACACCCCGCCCCCCACAATGTTCCATGTATATATTTATACACAAAACACATCACAATATCACGTGTCGCTGCTGAGGTATTTCATTTCACACGCTGGCGATCGAAGGCGTTGGTTATCTTTTACATAGATACTGTACACAAAAATCCTAGCTGACCCCGTCGGTGTTGTCACGATACTTCAAACAGCATCCGCCCATCCGACGACGAAACGAGGAAAACTGGTCTATCGGTGTCAAGGTTGATGTCTCTGAACCTGATGGCCTGTTGTCGGCTACCAAACATATAGATAGCGAGACGCCTCGTCTGTCGTCATGTCGACGTGATATCTGATAGTGTGCATCTTATGACGCTTGCTGCTTGACACTACTCAGCACTGCCTGGCACGCCCTACACCACACAATCTCTTTGTAGTTGAGTGCGGGTGTTTCCACCGCCTGCATCACGAATGGATGTCCACGGAGCTGTATGCGTGTACGTAACTGTCCCTTAGAGATGCGTGCCCTAACATTCCTGGATCGGATGATGGTCTCGTGTATGCCACGGCAACTCATAACGCCCTCCCCCGGGTTATGATGTATTGTTGCAAGCCACGGGCGTGTATTTTGCTCACCCCAAACAATCGTTACTTGACACTACGTTACATACTTGATATGCGGTTTACCGTCGTCGCCAAACACAAAAGGACTGGAAACCACTTCGTCGAAACTGCCAAGTATTAGCGGGATGCATTTCTCGTGATAATACACGAGATATTTCGTGGTTTCATTGACGCTAATTCTCACGACACGCGGTTTCTGGGTCACCGTTCACTCCTTCGTCTCATCATCTCGATACACGTAATAGCAGGTTGTGTAGCGTTCGCCGTCTGGCGCAATCGATTCGTCTGGCAGGTTGTCCCGATGGCTTTCATCCAATACACCGGAGAAACTTCCCATAGCGCCATCTCCCAACGCGACTCTGCCGGTTTCGCTGTCTCTAATGGGCAGGTGTGTTTCTTTCTTATATTTGGTAAGATCGCCATCTGGTAGTATGACGTCCCCGCCGTGTATGGTGTATTTTTTAGTGTCGTGGTTCTGTGTTATCGCTACGCCAGTATAGCGTACCACACACCCTCGCTCGACATCCCATAGATTTTGTCCCACGTAAAGCATCTTAACCCTCATGTTGGGTTTCGTCGGGCCGACAATCGATCACACTAAACCTCGATCTGAGTTTGTCGTTTAGTGCATCCTCGATGATATCGAGTAACGCCTGCTTAGATACCGTGCGATTGTCGTGTTTCTCCATCGTGATGATTAGTCGCTCTGGTCCTGACACAACAACCTCTCACTTTAAAGTTGAGATGCCATCGATGTGCCGCGCGGGACTCGAACCCGCATCCTTCCCGTTGAGGTTATGGTTAAATTTATACACAATGGGCCTGGCAGGACTTGAACCTGCGACCATCGCATTATGAGTGCGCCGCTCTGACCAACTGAGCTACAGGCCCCTTATATATCACGTTACTTACAGATTGAGGCTATCCTTGAGTCGCTCAGCTTCTTCTTTTGAGATATCGCTATCCAGGGCAATTACTGTGATTGCGTCAATTGCCCGTTGGATTGTTTTTCCGACGTAACCTCATAATGCGACTGAGACAATGGACTCGATAGCGTGATACCGAATTTCATTTTCCAAGTAGCGTGGCATAACATCCCTCCAGGTTATTTATCCCAGGGCCATTTCGCGGTTAGACCCACGCACAAAAAGAAAACAACCGATACTATACTAATACTCAGAACAATCGCCTCGGGCCAGTTCATTGTCAACTCTCCAGTTCGGGGTAATCACCTCCATCGAAATTTTGAATGAATTTCTGTAGGGTCGGGTGTGTCTCAATGTGACCCGTGAGGCGGTCTGTGGCGGGCGATCTGGTGGCAATCCCCCCTTCTCTCACAAAGACATGATACTCCCACTCAAGTTGACTGCCAAAGTAATTTGCCAGTGGACACGATCCTGCGTCCCCAGGCACCCCCTTGATGCCCTGTTGTGCGAGCCAAGCAGCAACTTCGTCGGCCGATTCCATATCGCGTACAAGCGAATCTACGGCTTCTTGAAGTTGTCGGTGGATCTTTCCCGAACCGTCTGGGCCGGCCATCGTTACACCCTCTTTTCGATCTTATCGAGTGCATCAAAACACAATGATGTCGCTGCGTCAATTTTCTTCATAACGTCCCGCACCGTGTCAGGTGATATGTCATTACCGCTACACATTTCCATGTGTTGGGATGCGGTATCCAGTTGTGACAGCGCCTGTCTGATGCGCAGGTAACAACTGGATAGATAGTCCACGTCATCGACCATATTAGTATCCACCCCCAGACGAACGCTTCGCTTTCTTGTCCATGCGCCTGCGCCACGCTTGATACGTGGGCCACTTATGTGACCTGTTGCGCCTGGCATGGATTCTATCGAACGGTGTTGCCTGGCAACTTTCGACCTTAGATCGCCCGGCGGTACTTGAGAACTTGTTGCGCTTGTGATTGCGTCGTGTCTTGATACCGACGGGCGGCATACGCCTCAGCATGCCAGTGTGCGACTCGCCGTGGTGTTTCTGTTGTGATCCGTCGTGTTTGTTGGTGTAGTATATATTGCCTGCCATTTTATGTGGTCCCATCTGTTAGTTTGTTTATGACATCGCGGAGTTCTGGCGTTGTTTCTATGCGGCCATAGTATCCAACATCACAGCGATATCTGTCTGACACGTGGTCCGCAAGTTGTGGTGATATCGGCTCATTGACAAACTTACCATACCCTAAAAAGGTATTGTTTGTGCAATGACACGCCAACAAGACACTATCCACCCTTGCCTGTTGCGCGGTATATCCATATTTACATTCATAGACCCTGCCCATGAGACTGACTATACCAATCGCATGGAATTGATATTCTGGAAGCTTGCTGCATGCGTGCTGTAGTTTAAGTGCGTGATATCCCACGTATTTTGTAACGGTATCGACTTTGGGTGTTACGGGGTTTGCCCAGCAACCGGCGTCAACCGTCATACCAAACGCTATCGGGAGAAGTGTACCGGGATCTTGCTGTGTGGCTGCGCCCCAGAACCCTCTATAATAGTTTTCCACCCGGCACCACTCCCTGTCGAGTCATCGTCCGTCGATTGTCGTAGACAGGCATTTTCATCTCCTCTTCAGCGCCGCTCTCGTCTCATTATTCATCGGTGGACCCCTTAAATTCTAGCTGAAATTCTAGCTGAAAATTCTAGTTCATTTTCGGTCATTGTATATAGACACGGCCGCCAGAACCACAGCGGCTACGGCTGTCGCCACAACGACAAACAGGAACTCCGGCGACACGAACAGGTCGCTCACACAGAATATATCACCAATACACAGTGACTCCCCGGGCAATGTACCAACCAGCATACTAAATGATACCCCTCTCAACATATGTCACCCCCGGCGTTGGTATCTCTCTGCTACACACCTTTATACCCACGGACCCGACAAAGGTTCCATTGACATTGTTTGTCACGTTGGGATCACCACACCCAAAAACAATTCGTGCGGAAACGTTTCGTCGTTTCTTTTGATCTCTGTCGCCACACGTGTGATGAACTCAATGTTAGTAGAATTCAGGATGAGGTATCCGTCGTCTGTCAACGCCTCGCGCATTATAGTGGCGACAAACATCTCTTTGTCATTTAACTGCAAACGGGTGCGCGTCATTTTGCAAACCTCCGGTCGAGTTATCCTATTAGAGTATCACCACTCTCGTGCACCAAAATTATGGCGCTCAAGCCACACAATAAGTCGAGTGATGTATTGTGAGATTCTGTGTTTGATATAATCTCGGTACCTTCCGCCAATTTTATTCAATACTTTAACCTCCAGGTCGACAACGGTTGGCATATATGTATCGCGACAGCTACCAGCACGCACTGCACTACCTTTAAATATCTCGTTACTCGACTCCCATGTATCTACGATGTACAGGTCTTTGGCGAATTGCTGAACTATATATCGCGGTTTGATTTTCATGTCTACCTCGCAATCTGCTTGGCAACCAACAACAACACAGCATATGCAACACGTCGCACCTCACAACGAAACCTGGCATACGCGTCTGGCGGCTCATAGTCTGGGTCGGGCAGCGGCTCGATAAAAAGCACGCCGTCCGACAGACCATAATACTCACACAGTTGGCCGAGTGACGTGACACCACATATATCAACGATACCGTACGGAGATTCTACGACCCTGTGTATGTCATTATCCCACCCACAATACGATACACTCGCCATTCCCCACCCGGTGATATCTTCCAGTTCGCGTGCCAGTTCCCGACAGTTACCGTTACGATACCCATATACCGCGCTTTCGGTGATCAGGCTGGGTGCCTTGACGCCGTTTATCTTCATCCGTATTCCTCCAATAAGTCGTCGATACCCCCGTCGATATTGTGGACCGTTTCGCCTTCAGACAGCGCTCTTTTAATATATGACGGGGCTTTATTGCCCGCATGTACCAAAACACCGTCGTCCGTTTCCAGCCACGTTCTGTAACCCGGGGTGCGCGTATAGACCGGCCTGTATCCCCACCGTTCAAACGCGCGAGTTTCTACCTCCTGGAACACCGAATCGTGTGCGGTTTTGGCACCACGTGCACGTGCCTCAAAATGTGCGGTTTCATGTACGGCGACCAGCCTCCAATAATGGAAGCCGTCCAGTGTAGCACGTGCCCGTATATATTCGCTGTCGGTGTTGAACATCCATCGTGCCAATACCGTGTATCCCCTGTCGACGTATGCCCACCCCGCATTACTGGTAATATCCTTGACGACGACTCTTGGCGGGTTGATACCGATATAATGTGCGGTTTTATTGACGACAGCCTGCGCTTCGTTGTTCAGTTCCGGGTATGCACGCGACCCGCGCGGGCTACCGCGCCACGCAGATATGATTTTACGGTTGATTCTGTCGCGTCGACTATTGCCGTTGCCCGTATGCGGTAGTTTGGGTATCGCAACTTTAGTTACGTCAACACCCAACTTGCCAAACAGGTCCTGCAGTTGTGGGTCCATTGTTGGCTCTATCAATCAAACGAGACACGGTGCGGCCCACAACCATATGGACAGCAATATGCGCGGTGACCGCCGTTAGAGCACCGGCGATCTTGCTCCATGAAGTTCCAGATATAGTCGGCCAGTTGACCGCGCGACATGTCACGCGAATCCTGCCGAAACTCCTGGTATATCGTTGTATCAAACAGTGTGGATCGCGGTGCGTCTATACCCGACTCATAAAGCATTTTACGGTACGTCTGTATTTCGGACCAGATTACCTCCAGCGTTTCCCTGTCGAGTGACGCAACATTGCGTCTGGCGTTATCGTATGCTTCCTGTGTGTGACTCCACGACCAGGTCACCTGAACCCCCGGGGTTATGTACAGTATGATCCGCGACCAACGATACAGCAAACCGGGACACAGGATTCGAACCCATGTCCCGGTAAAATGATACTACGCAGAAATCGGCTCCCGATCACCGCCAGAAGCCTCAGATTCCTCCGTAGCCGCCTCCGACGGCGTATCCTCCAAGTACTCCGCCAGGAGATCGTCCACGCTGTCAGCGTCGTCCTCGCGCACCTCAGCGGCACTCACGATAAGTACCGGCCTGTTGCGTACGGTGACCACGATCTCGCTAAAGTTACCGCGACTCTCAGCGTTACGCAGTACCGTAGCGATACGCTCGAAGTTCCGGAAGTCTCCCGCAGCGATTAACGGGCGGCCCTGTTCGTCGGTTCTGATGGTAGACATGATACATACTCCCTTAGTGGAAAATGAACAACGGCGTCGTATTTTAGTTGGTAGCCCAACGCCACAGGCATTGACGGTATCTTTCCTAGAACATGTGGTCGTACGGCGACCCACATTGTTCCAGAATATGCTCACCCTGTTTAGTGAGCGCGACGGCTTTCCCCATCATACCTTCACCGTCATAACACCACACGATATGTGATGTGGGGTTCATGCCGAATTCGTTGATCCAGTGCTGGAACGCGGGTTGTGGTAGTGCCAGGTCGAAACTTTCTAGTCCTTTGTCGCGAGCGCGCTGCGATGCTGTCCTCATAGCTACCTCCCGTAAATGTGGAGATTATCGTGTACACCCATCCACCGCTTCATCGGGTAGGTTTTACATAGCTTATACCCCCCATATTCGAGGTTATCAAAAAACCGATCACTCGCACAACAACCGCCGCGACCCTCACCTATATAGATTATGGTGTTGCCGCGATAGAGATCCAATGCGCTGCTTGCGTTACCGCACGGCCATACCAACATCAACGTATGGTCGCTATGTCGTGTCAGTATTGTTTCATCGCCGTACTCGACCGGGAACCACGGTTCGCCGCCACAACAAAACTTATTGTCATGTGTGTGTGGTGGCATGCTATCATATGCAACGACATTGACATCCATCTGTTGCAGTAGATACGCCCAATATCCACGGCCCGCGCCAAGGTCTACTATGGGACCATATGTAGCGATAATATCAAGTTCCGTTTGTGTGGGGATGGCCCACGAATATCGCTTACACATGTCAAACCGTTGTGTAAAACCTTGTAGATACGACGATACAGATACACCACAACTTTCCTCCAGGTTGACCACCTCACGTAGATACGGGTTGCATACCTTCATGTGTCACTGCTTTTCCCAGCCACGTACCTGCATACACTCTTCGTACTTTTTCTTGGCCACGAAGATATTGAATTCGCCCGTCAGGTTCCTGCTACGCTGTTCGGCCTCTATCCTACATTCGTGGCTATCGAGCTCGAACATGGACGCACCTTTGTTCTGGTGCCCCCATGTCGCACCAGAACACGCACCCAACCCAACAGCGATAACCGCGACACCCGCCATCTTGTTCATGTTTTATTCTCCGTATAATCGTGATAGTTCGTTGGCCCACCATATAACAGTTTGCGCTGCGTCTACTGTTAGTGGGTGGCCCGGATCTTCGTGTACAAACGGTATCGATATAACCGTATCGCCGTTTGTATGTTGTACCAGCGCCTCGCCGTGCCCGAACCTACCACCGTCGGGCACATATACTGCTACGTACGGACCACGCGGGCTACCGGCATATTCATATGTCACGATACACCCACCCTGTCGTCGACGACAACAACGTGCGCACCGCACACCTCTTCACCGCCGTCCAAGCACAACCACCCGGACATGATCTCTGCGTCGCAGATATCGCAATATCCGGGCAACTGCATCGCCAGAAGATCGACGTCGAACTGTCGCCACAGATTGCCGTGCTGGTCGGTACCCTGCTTGACGGCGATACCCGCTACGTCGTGTAACTCGATCGCGTTTGACATGGTGTATCCCCCTTTTGTGGTGCGTGGCAGTATTACGCGTTGACTTTTTCCTTTTCGCGCTGCGGCTTTCTGTCGGGTTCCTTGTCGGGCACGCGACGCGGTTCGTACGGTGACGCCACTTCCTTTTCGTGTGGCACTACGATGAACCGCCTGATCTCTTCACCGGCCGACATAATCCTCTGCCTCCTGTGGAATGGATTCTCGGGTACCAAACGAAACCTCACAGCGATACTTATCGCCGAGACAAGATGCAATATATTCTGCGTCGTCCCACAGATCGTGGTGCCGAAGCATCCACAACCGCTCCACCACTATCTTCTGTGCACGATACGCTACTTCACATTCGATCACTTCACCTACGAGTGATACCAGCCCGAAGACAGGCATGTTGTCTATCGTGTTCGTGTGCCGCTGACGTATTATCCACGCCTTGAGTGTCCCATTACAAAGTGGGTACGAATGAATGCCCGCATTTTTTGTTCCCCAATTCAGCGCAGTACACACCGGACCATCGTACATGTTCCAGTGTGCCTCCATGGACATATCGGCACCCGCCTCCTTGACATAATAATCGAATTGTGGTATGAGTCTCGTATCGTGGCATAGTTCCAGTACCCTGTCGCGCGTACTATGGTGCGACGTGACAATATCATTGCCATTGTCTCGCGGATGGTACAGGTAGAATCGCTTGAGGCCGTATACCGGACCCTGCACTATATCTTTAGACATGATTCTCCGTGCGCGAACGTACATAATCCCTGGCAGAATCCAATGCTTCGTCTGGGGGTACCGGACCGTCAACATCACATCGGTATCTGTCCTGCAGGTCGCTGCGTAGTCGATCGCTGAACCGTATGTCATCAAGCCACAACTTTTCAATTACTATTTTCTCTGCACGATATGTATAGCGTTCACATTCGATCACTTCACCCAACATCGATACAATCCCCGTTACGCGGAAGTTGTAGCACTGTGTATACGGTATCGCGTAACCTTTTGTGACGTGCAAACAATGGAATCCCGGCGCCCACTCTATGTTACCCGTCGTACAATCTCCTACTGGTTCTGGCGCGTCCCAATTTACTGCATGTGCCACGGGACTGTCATATACACCGTACAGATGTTTTTTGTATGACCTTGCGTACATGTTCCGGTGATGCCACGTGTGTAACGGTAGCAGTATCGATTTCTCCGGCGGGTCCCCACTAATACCGGCATCGTGGCACCCGAAGAACTTGAAGGCGTATACCGGACCGTGTACTATATCCATGTCCATAGAATTCTAGCCCGTCAGGGTACCGAAAATTCTAGCTGAAATCCGCACACCGCGTATTGTGCATAATTATGCGGCATCTCGCTCTGCGGCGTCAGTAAGAAAGTTGCACGTGCACGCATCAACCAGATACACGGGATCGATGGCACTACCAATATTATGATATTGTGTTGCGAGATAGTTCTCGTGGTACCCATCGATAGTGTCGTAGGTTGCCAGCGCAGTCACGATCTTGCCGCCAGGTCGCCTGTCGAACATTTCATCGAAAAAATGCTTGAACCCGTGCCAGCATACAGCGTTGATTCTTGTAACCGGGCGATAACCGCGCAGACCCGACTGTCCGTATCGCCGGAAGTTGTTGGGATCGTTGTCGATATCCGGGTACAGTTTGATGTGATACGTACCGTTACCGCGCCGCGAATCTGCCAACTTTTCGTAGTCTACTTTTACGCCCACAATATTGGCAGACTCAATGATATCATTTTGCTGGAAACTGTAAGCCTTCATTTTGCTAACCTCTCGGTAAGGTTGATATCTCCCCGCCCCGCAGCCTGGCGGACACTACTTACAACACCGTAACACCTGATACCCCAAACAAAGTAGTAGCTCGAACTTACCCCCAAGTTATGTCACTTTCGCGAGCGTTTTTCTGCGACACGAATTGCACATACTGCTGATTGACGCAGCGACGGGATTCATGGGCACTCCACAGCTACAGCACTTATAGCGTTTGCCGCTACATTCCAGACAAACGTTATCCTTGTTGGACGTGCGGCCGGTACCGTTACAATGTTGACAAGTTGCCATCACAAACCTTTCTGCAATCTCATCACAATGGTTTCACTGTCTTTACGCGACAATCCGTATGCCACGAGACTACGCAACAGATCGAGCGCAAGCGCCCGATCCATCTGTCGTCCATACAGGCTGGAGTGGTCGGTATCCCAATCCACGAAATCACCCAGAAGTTGTGCCAACCGTCCCAGCTCTTGTTCTGTCATGATAGTGTACCCTTGTTTGTAGTGAAAAGAGCTCCCGACAAACATCGATACCTATAAACGGGCGGACGGGGTTCGAACCCGCACACTCTACGACACAATCGTGGGCCTTACCGTACACATAGTATGTTAGACCACCGCCCGTTACATTACATCACATTACTTGCCCTCCTTTTCGTACGCGATCGCCTTGGACAACCAGTCTTCCGCCTTGTCCGTCTTGCCCTGCGACTCCCACAACAGCGCGGCGGCGAAAGCCTGCCTACACCTTTTCGGCAAGTCTTCGACACCGGGTGCGGCAAGATACTCCGACAGCTTGGCCATAACTTTTACTCACCCCCTTTCAGTATGATTATGGGTTATAGGTTACCGGCTTTTGCGCCGGTCTATCTCGCGAAAGAGCAGTGTTTTTCGTGTCACCATTCTCTCAAGAAGTTCCGTATACTTCTTTGTGTCCTTGCCCGCCGCGTTACGTCTCTGTAAAGCGATCAACAGTCTTACCTTATCGTTCACTGTCGCCTCCGGTATGATTGTTCAAGCTATCCCCATCAGAATGAACGGTGAAGTACAACCCTCGAAACACTTACCGTCGTACTCAACCCGGTGGCCATGCGGACAGATAAGTACTGCTCCGTTCAGTACCGACCATTCCGGATACTGTTCCGCGAGGATTTCGGCCGCCATTTCAGCGTAACGCATGTCGCGCTCCCCGGGTAAAGATTAGTAGCCCAACCAATCCAGTACTTCACCACCGATATACTCGTCCTGGTCGCCCACTTCCTTGACGAACCGTTGCCACGTCTCGCAGTCAGACGAAAAGCTTTCGTGCTGCGTACAGGCGTCGTCATTGAAGATGCAATGTGTGATAACGAACATCCTGGCACGTTTCTTACTGATAACTGCCTCGCATGCGTCGTCGTAGTTGTCGTACATTATTCCACCCCGTATATCTCAAGGAGCTCGTCGATCGACACACCACCGGAACTATCAGACTTTTGTGTGCTTGTCGGCTTTTTCTTGCGCGAATTCCGACCGTTGCCCGCCGCGATCAATTCATCGACTTTATTGTCGACCCAATCGGGCCACGGTTCGTCGTACTTTTTCTCGCGCGGCTTGATAACGTCGTCTTGATGTTGGACGCGAAACTTCTGTATCTGTGACCACGCCCATTCGACCAGAAGTTGTACCGATTCGTCGTGCGTCGGAACGCCAAACTGACTGATAGGTGCCCAGTCGACATGTCGCGCAATAATCCGCACAACACGTCCGGTACCGTCTTTGTTGTCGTGGAACGCAATACGCAGGCTAGCGTCGGGGATGGAATCGTTGCAGATACTGCTCTTGAAGTCTCGCACTTCCTGGCGAGTAAGATCGATGGCAACTAGATCGTGGTAGATCCGCTCAACCTTCATACTGATATGTCCGTTGGAGTAACGCCCGCAACTTCATATCAAGTAACAACGTTTGGTACCATAGGTTCGCGCTCCTTGTATCTGTATACACTACGGGGCCCGGAAGGTTCCACTACCGAAATAATGCCAATCAGTTGCTGGCCCGATAGACCAGAGTACCGTACACGATATTGAACAGTTCGCTGTCCGTCAAGTCCCCGCGCATCCTGTCGGCGACAGTTTTCCACGCTTCGTCCCAGTAGTAGTCGGCCCACATCAACAGAACTTCTGGCCTACCGTTGGGGCTGCCGGTGGCCAGGTATTCCAGGATCTCGTTGGCCACGTAGTTGCGCCCTTCGCCGGTCAACGGGATCGGCAAAAGATCCTCGCACTCGATGCAATGGTGTGGTACGTCAGACTCGCCAACGAACAGTTCGTCACCTTTACGCGAACACCGGTCACAAACCGTGTCGCCGTACGGGGTAACATACCCGGTACTTGCTATTGCGATAGTCATTGCAATACCTCCCCCTGAAGATTAATGATCAGTTCACCATCGTACTCGCGTCCACCTGTCCACAATATGCGGATTGTTCTGCATCCACCGCTTGACAGAAGTTGTCCAGAACTTCGAGATGGGCACGTTGCGAATATTGTCGTAGGGGCAACCTGGAAACAGACACCAGAATTCGCCTTCCAGTTCGGCAACTTGCGCAGCACAATAGGGGCAGCGATTGTGCGGGTCCACCACGTCGGTAATTGCCATGTTTCTAGCCTATCGGTGGGTGGAAAATTCTAGCTGAAATTCTAGCTGAAATTCTAGCTGGTTCATCCATCGATCGCAAACCGATCCAATAGATCTTGCCACACCTTTCTGTTGCGCGACCGGCGCGACGAACGGTGGCCCAACCCGTTATCGGAACCCATGATCGACTCGCCGTCCAACAAACGCTTCACGTCGCCCAACAGCAACGTACGCTTGCTCCGGGACAATCCGGTCGGTGACCGCGTGCCATAAACTTCGCACCACGCTTCACGCGCCTTATCGCACGCGCAAATGCTGATAGTTATATCGGGCAGCGTGGGCTCCGATATGCCGCGTTCTTCGAGATTGTCGGCGACAAACTTGAGCGCATCATATCGTGCTGACAATTGTGCCTCCGTGCTGAAGTGAATCCTCACACAACCACCGAAACGTTACGCTATCTTTGACGATAACGTAACGTAAAACTTCTGTCATATACTATTGTAAACTGTCGATAACTATTTTGGTGACCGTAGCACAGTTATTTTGCTCCACGTTACTGATTGTGAAAATATTTCACCCTGGCAACTTTTTGCATGCAAAATTTACATGCAATTTTTTCCTGACATTTTGACATGTGTGCAACTTTTTCACTGTCATTATGTCATGACATTCTGGCGGTGCCAGGGTGGCATGCTGCATGCCAGAATGTCACGTAGGAAAAAGTTTCATATCTTGGCAACGTATTGTGAAAAGTTTGCATATCGATATGCACAAAGATACGGGGCGCGATATGCGCCCCGTATCTCTGTTACTCTGAGCTCAGTTGTTGTCGTCTCCCTCGATCGAGTCGTCGTCCTGGCCACCGCTCGCGTAGATCGCGAGCAGCTCGTCCGCTGACGTTGCCTGCTGCGCCTCGGATACGTCCGTGTCGAGCCGGATGACGAGCGGATATCCTCCGCCGCGCACACGCCGGCCGTTCTTCGTGACGTGGACCTCGGGCTCGATATCGCGGAAACCCTGCTGGCGCAACACTTTGCGCATGCCCGCGAGGATCGATGCCAGCTTGTCCGCGCCGGTGTCGCTCCGCAGGTCGGTCGTCGACACGGAGAGTCCCTCTACCGTCTCGATCTCCTGCCCTGTCTCCGGCGACACGCGCGTCCGCGTCAGTAGCTCCGGTCCATCCGCCATTATCCTATCCTCCGTACTAGGGTGAAGGTGGGGCGGCGGCTCGTCCGCCGCTCCCGGTACCGCCGTACTCACCACGTATTGTCAAATACCGTCCGCGCCGCATACCCTGCGGCCGGTCGCACATATTTAGTGCAAGACGCGAGCCATAATCCTGCCAATCCGGTAACTCCATACGCGCCAACGAGTTACGGATTCTGCAGTTGCGGCACGTTTCTTGTGCAACTACAAAATCTGCAGCCCAGGGGCGCCCCAGCAAGAGCCGTGCCACCGTAAATCCATATATGCCAACAACCTACGGGATCGCAAGGAATAGCCTACGGCCCGCACATACTTCACGATACGTGCTACCTACCTAACTGATGTACCGTAAATCCATATGCGCCATCAACTTGCGTAGTGGCACGGCTTTTGCTGACAGCTACGGCGATTGACGTAGACCAATCGGATTTTCCCCGGATCGCTGTAAGTCCATGTGTACCACCAACTTACGGATTTCTTGACAAGCCTTGACGGGCCCCTGGCCCGTACCTATCTTGTTGGTACGATAGGAGACACTACTCACTACGGGAGGACGCGCCATGCACCACTACACACTACAGCTCGTCGAGATATACGAGTATCGTGGGGAGCCGATCCGGACGGTGGAGCGGGAGGAGACGTACCTGCGCAGGTCGCACGCAGTTGCAGCTGCCCGCAACATGAGAGTATCCGCCAGGGTCCGTGCCACGCATACGGGTGCATCATATGCGATATTGCTGGACGGGACGGTAGTATACTGCACCGACTGACGGAGGAGCTCCATGCGCCCCAAGACGCGACACCGTTTGGCCCTGGCTATCATCATCGGCGTGCCGTGGCTGACCCTACTGATACTGATCTTGGCACTCGAACTCTCGTAGCGGGAGGAGCTCCATGCACCGGACGCGCATCATCGCATCGATCCTCGCGCCGCTAATACCCATAGTGCTGACACTATGGGCAGTCTGGCGCGGACTCACTACTCTATAATGGGGGGGCGATTATGTCTTGCTTGATGGATCTTCGGGATATCCGCGACCGGGTCGGTCTCGAGACCCTGGGGGATGCGGTACAGTGGGGCCGCCGCCGCATCGAGGAGTCGCATCAGCACGTGGATTTCATCGTGGTCGCGATCACTACTGGGGTCACGGGGGCCGGTGATATGAGGATCGATATCACACCGTATCGCTACCCAGGGTATGCGGCTAGGGTTGTCGCGCTATGCCAGCCGCTGCCAGAGATACGGTGTATGATCGTCTATGGTCATCACGATACCGTGCGCGGGCGAGACGGCCTGTCTGGAGTACTGATCTACGACAGCGAGGGGGAGCTATGACTATCCCAGTGGAGGAGCAGCTCACTATCATACGGCGGCCGATAGTCTGCGGTGCGTGCGACCAGTACCGGGAGAGACTGGTGTGGATCGACGGTACCGGGTGGTACTGCCTGCGGTGTGTCTACCGCCATAGGGCACGCCGGCGCCGGGACGCATAGACGACACACCATACTCTCTAACACAGGGGTCGGGAGACTATCTCCCGGCCCCGTAGTGTATCTATAGGGCATCCGCCCCCATAGTCACCCTATAGTCCAGGGGCCCGCCCGCCCCCAAAAAGCGTCCCAGAATCCTCCACAACGTCCGCAACGCTCACGCCCCATACCCTACCCTACCTGCAACGCTCGCGCCCCATATGACTATCGCAGCAGCCCTCTGACTATCATACTCTATACATGCACCTATATCAGTAAGATATAGTGTGTATGGTGTGTATGGTGTAGATGTGGTGTATAGGGTATGTGTGTGTATGTGGGGTATGTGTATAGGGTAACCTCCGCGCACCCTCTCTTTGCGCCAAAGTATCCCATGTAGAGTAGCAGGGATTACGTTGGCGTGCGTAGGTCTGTGGTATGTGGTGTAGTGTAGGTAGGTTACGGTGGTGTACGTACTATAGTTGGCGTTGACGTTCTACGTGGTGTAGTGTATATGGTAGTACGGCGTGGCACGTAGGTACCGATAGCGTCGCATAATTATGCACAGACGTGACCAGAATATCCATCGGTATGGTGGCACGCACCTTGCTACATACTCCATGTAACGTACCATACGCTACGACGTCCCACGTACCAGATACTATCCCACATCAAGTAACTGCCACCCTGGCATGAAGTACTCCGCCCCAAGTAGCCGCCAATATGTCATGACAATCTGACCGTGTATCTTTTTCAAGTACTTGGGTACCCGTGGCTCCGCTAGGGGGATGACCCCCCTGCACCCAGAGTCGGCCTTCCGCGCCCAGGAAGTCGCGTCGTTTACCTTACCGCGTTACCGGGACGATGTGGTGTATCGGACTCTGTCTTTTTGTATCCGGGGACGGTTAGTGGCACCCATGGGTGGGTGATGTTATGTATCATGTTACAGCGTTAGTCGTACGCACTTTTCAGGTGATTGTTTTTCATCTAAGGGGTTGGGGTTTTTGTGGGGCGGGGGTGGTATAAAAAGGGTTTTCGGTACCGTTGAGCGTTAGAAGCCCCAGAATCGCTTTTAACGTCCATCAACCTTACACCAATACCATGACATAGGGTGTGGGGTCCGTGGACGTTTTAGGGGCATTCTCGTGCGTCTGAGGGGTGTTGTTAGTGGTGGTGTGTATCACCCACGGCACATGACCCACGGTGTCACGTGGTTTTTCACCTGAGTGGGTACGTTGTCACGTCACACTCTCTCAGCAGAATGTATCTCTACTTTCTTTTTTTGGATATACGTAGTATATCTTTTTTTCTTTGTATCTAAGGTATCAAGGTACCATTGTATCAGGAGGTTTTTTCTTTGTTTCTTTTTATATTACTTTTTCTTTATTTCTTTTTTGCTGTGCGGTGTATCGTACACACGCCGTTGGTGTGGTTTTGGGTTGGGGTGTGCGGCCGGGGTTGCGAGTCGTGCAATAAGTTGGTAGTTTCATTGGGTGTGATAGGATCCACTGTCCACGAACGTTACACTAACCCTACAGACCAGACGAGACAACATGGCGACATTCAACAAATTCGAGATTACCGTAGCTGATTTCATGGGTGCGGTGCACGACCTGCTTGGCACGACACCCGGCACCGACTCGGACGTGGCGGCGATCTACCTGTCCAATACGACGCCCGACGCGGCGCTGGACGAGGTCAAGGCCGACCTCGCCGAAATCGCCACGGGCAACGGGTACACGGGTCCCGTGCCCGTACCCAACCAGTCGGGTACGGAAACCAGCGGCACATTCACGCTATCGGGCGACGAGATCACCATCACGGCGTCCGGTGGGCCCATCGCGCAGTTCCAGCACGTCGTGCTGTTCAACGACGGCACGGCCGCCAAGACCGACCCGCTGCTGGCGTGGTGGTCCGCCGCCAGCCCGATCGACCTGGCAGACGGCGAAAGCTTCACGTGGCAGCCGAGCGGTGTCGCGTCGGGCGGTGATATCTTTACGCTCAGCTAAGGAACGATACGAAGTATCGTGCCCACTTGTTACGGGGCGATGTTGTCTATCGTGCCCACTTGTTACGGGGCGATACGAAGTATCGTGCCCACAACGTTAAATGGTACCCAATATGCCGAAACCGAATTGCTGTACCAACCCCGACAACCTGAAAATCGTCGAACGTGAACACTCGCTGGATGCGGTCACGGTGACGCGCCGGTGTGTGCGCTGCGACCGACGACACTACACCCAACACGCGCTGCCCGTACGTGTGGCGCTACGCGGCGGAAAGGACGGCGAGCTGACATGACCACACCAGAAGACGTAACGTTGGAAACGGTCCAGGAAGGACTCATCAGAGTTGCGGTGGATGGGGTGGTGGTCTCGGAGCACCAGCGCGAGGACAAGGCGATCTCGTCTGCCTATGCCGCCTCCGCGCTCAACCCGCAGGCGGACGTACGCATCGTTCGGCCCGATCTCCGGGTAGACGGAAAGGTGACGTGTGCGGCGACCAAAGAGGAGCCGATCCCCGAAGACGATCCCGTCGATGACCCTTCGTCGGGCGACCCGTCGATGGGTACGCCGGTCTTCGCTGACGATTTCAGCTCCGGTGATCTATCGCACCGTGAGGGCGGATGGGGCTGGGGTAGCGGCAAGGGCAGCGTTGTCGAGGGGGCCGGACGATCCGGGTCCAATGCGCTTGTGATCACGTTCCCCGGCGAACCGGACAACGAAGACTCGTGGGAGTTCCATAACCTCCACGTCATGGACGGCTCCGGCGTACCCGAGATCTGGGTCGAATACTGGATGCGCGTGCCGCCGAACTATCTGCACCGCCACCAGGCCGGACCCGGCAACAACAAGTTCTTCGGGCTCTGGCGCCATCAAGCCCGTGATGACGACCACAGGTTCATCCCGAACCTCGCGCGGACCGACATCAACGTGGACGACGGCGATCGACTGTCGAGCTTCATCTTCCACGACAACACGCCGGACCGGAGATGGCGTGTCATGGCCGACCCGTTCATCCGAGCAGAGGACCACGGTCGTTGGATCCGGGTCCGGTTCCATGTCGCGGTGGCCGACATCGGGCAGGATGCTGGCGTGATCGAAATGTGGAAGGACGCGGAGCTGCTATATTCCGCCGACGATCTGCCGCTGATGTATACCGAGACGGGCGACCCCGCGCTCAACGTCTATTCGCACATCCGGCTTCTGGGCTGGAGCAACTCGGGGTACGACGAGGACACCGAGTTCGCGTTTGACGGTATCGCGATCTACGATTCTGATCCGGGTTGGTAAACCGTGCCGACCGTTAGTGACAGCGGGCTGTCGTTTGGCGTCAATGTTTCGAGCCTGTCGCTGGATGTCGATGTCGCGTCGGCCGACAGTTTGCTGCTTGTCTGGGTCACGGACTTCGACACGATCGACGCGAACGACTTCGAGATTGATTCCGTTACGTTCGAAGGCGGAACGCCGGTCAAGCATGGCGAATGGTTCCATGATTCGGGTACGGACGACCAGACCCCCGGGTTGCAATTATGGGCAGTTGAGAACCCGACGGTCGGAACGCTCCAGACGATCGACGTCACGTATACCGGCAACCAGTTCCGTGCGGGTGTGTTCGCGTACGTGATCGAGGACGTCGATCTCGTTAACTGGCCACGCAACATGGTGGTGGATACGGGTAACGCGGGCTCGGAGGTCAGTAACTCCGTAGCGAGCGATGAATCCGACCTTGTCGTCGATGCGGGTGCCGCGACCCGCAACCGAACATATACCGCAGGTTCGGGCCAGACGGTTATGGTCAACGACGGTAGTGGTGGTGGCAGCTCGACGGGCGATCGTCACTGGTTCGGGTCCAGTGCCGGCGGGTTGAACGGTGACGTCACCATGTCGTGGTCGGCGAGTGGCTTCCAGCGCGCCATACACGTGGTCATGTCGCTTCAACCTGCGGCGGCGGCCGAGATCACGCTCACGGCCGATGCGGGCGTGTATACCGTCGCGGGGCTGCTGGCGGAACTGTTGCGCGGGTTGCTGGTTGCCGCGAACGCTGGTGTTTACAACGTGACGGGTCCTGACGCGGCACTGTTTCGGGCACTGTTGCAGCACGCCGATGCCGGTAACTATGCGTTCGATGGCCAGCAGGCCGCGTTGTTGTTGGACCAACTGCTGGACGCGGAGCCCGGTACGTACGGTGTGACGGGCACGACGGCCGATCTACTGCGTGACCTGTTGATGGCGGGTGATGTCGGTGGGTACGTGTCGGCGGGTTCCGACGCCGATGTGTTGAGAGCGTTGCGGTTGGCCGGTGACGCCGGTGCGTACCAGGTCCTGGGCGCGACCGTTGACCTGTTGCACGATCGTGTGCTGGGCGCCGACAGCGGCCTCTATACCGTCGATGGTGTGGACGCCGAACTGCTGCGCGCGCTGGCGATGGCGGCGGACGCGGGTCAATACGACGTTGTCGGTGCCGTTGCCGACCTGTTGCGTGATTCCGTGTTGGTGGCACAGCCCGGCAGCTATACACTGCAGGGCGCCAACGCCGACCTGTTGAGAGCATTGTTGCTGGCCGTAGACGCGGGTCAATATGACCTGTCGGGCCAACTGGCCAACTTGTTGGCGTCGAGGTTGCTGACGGGCGATGCTGGTGGGTTCGCGTTGGTTGGCGACGACGCCGACCTGTTGAGGGCGCTGCTCGTGGCGGCCGATCCCGGTGGTTACGACTATGTGGGGTCGGATGCCGGACTGTTGAGGGCGCTCGTGTTGACGGCCGATGCGGGTGCGTATGATGCGCTTGGTCGGGTGGCCGACCTCCTGGTATCGAGGTTGCTGGGCGCCGATGCCGGATCGTATGGCATGACGGGCCAGGCGGCCGACATTGTACGCGCACTGCTCGTGGACGCGGCTTCGGGCACGTACGAGATGACGGGCGCGGAAGCGCGGCTGGTGCGCGCGTTGGTCGTGACTGCGGACGCTGGCGTGTACGGCGTTACGGGCCAACAGGCGACGCTGCAGTTGATCGACGTCATCAAGATGCTGGCGGATGCGGGTAACTATACGATCGCGGGCCAGGCCGCCGATATATTGTTGGACCGGATACTGGCGGCCGATACGGGTGGCTATAACCTGAGCGCACCGCAACTCCGGTTGGTACGTGATCTGTTGATGGCGGGCGAGTCTGGCGGTTATACGTTGGACGCGCCGCAGGTTGAACTGCTGCGGGCACTGGTGCTTGGCGCTACGCCGGGTACGTATGAGGCGGCGGGGATGAACGCCGCGCTGACACGTGACCTGATGGTATCGGCGGATGCCGGTACGTACGCACTCGCGGGCCAGGCGGCGGGACTGCTGTCGGACCTGATCATGACGGGCGAGCCCGGCACGTATACGCTGTCGGGCCAGGCGGCCGACCTGATCGTCAGCCAGGCGCTCACCATGGCCGCCGACGCTGGTGTGTACGACACCGTGGGAGGCGAAGCGTCGCTGTTGCGTGGGCTTGTGATCGACGCCCGGGCGGGCCAATATTCCGTTACCGGTGGCTCGGCCGATCTGTTGAGGGCGTTGCTGATGTCGGCGGCATCGGGTGAGGTCGTGCTGGACGGCGCTGCTGCCGAACTGGTGCGCGCTGTACTGGTATCGGCCGATCCGGGTACGTACCAACTGAGTGGCGCTGCGGCCGATCTACTGGTTGATCTGATCCTGGCCGCCGACGTTGGGAGCTACCCGTTGACGGGTGCCGACGCGACACTGACGTTCGAGGGCATCGAAGCTGATATCGGGCCGCCGTTCACGCTGTCGTGGCTCGATCCCGCGCGCGAACTGGCGGTCGACGACACTGCGCGGACGCTGTCAGTTACACGGTCCGACAGGCGCATAGCACCCATCACGAGCGATCGTGGTATAGCGATCATAGACACGACGCGACAACTGGCGGTACACTGATATGGCGAACGTAAAAATGACGCGTAAGGCGGGGTCGGAAGACACCGAAGAGGTCACGGTCAGCGCGACGGGCCTCGATAACCTGGACGGCGTGACCGCAGGCCAGTGGTTCATGTGGAACCAGAGCACCGGTACGCTGGTGATCGACGGTCTCGCGAACGGGGCTGCCGTCGACGGCCCCGGGTTCGCCGTCAAGGATTCGGCTGATCGTATCGTCGAGCTGGACCCGCAAACCGCGAGCGTGCAGGGCGCCAACGCGTTCGCGGACGAGGGTACGTACCGCGCGACACTTAAGCTGATATTCGCTGACGGCAGGCCGCAGTTCTGGCCCGATGAGGGGTACCTGGAGATCAAGCTGGAACACTCGATGCCGCAGGCGTCGTAGCGTCGCACTAACCATAACTGGAAGATATATGCCTCGGGACCGCACAGGGTTTGGGGTTCATCGGTATGTAGTTGGACCCGTGGGTGCGCCTGGTATGCGGTGGGTGCCACCACGAATTCGCGTTCATTGGACTTCACGGAGATCTGGGTGATTATGAGCGATTTGACAACTGACCCGCAGAAGTGGGCCAACGGTAAAAAAGGTCGACCGCCGAAACTGGTGAAGCACGACGGTATGGTGGACGAGATCATAGAGAACCTGAAAGAATTTCCCAACCTCGATATGGTGGCGGCAGCCAGTGGCATATCGCGCAAGACGCTGTTCAACTGGTTGGCCAGGGCGCGTGAGGTGCGCGAGGTGCGCCAGCAGGACGAAGACGCGCGTGTGACACCGTGGGACGACGCATATATCGATTTCCTGGAGAGGTTCGAGAAGGCCGAACTGGAGGTCAAGAAGAAGTATCTCGATCGTATCGACGATGCGTCGGCAAGCGGCCCGAAATACTGGACGGCCGCTGCGTGGGTCATGGAGCGGTTGTGGCCGGGCGAGTTCAGCCTGAAGCAGACGGTGCGGCACGAGGCGCAGGTACAGCAGGATATCAACCTGACACTCAACGTCGATTCGCCGCCCGGTATCGAGGAGCGCCGCGATAAGATCATCGAAGCTGAAGTGATAGACGAAGACTGATATGACGGTCGATATAGAATACACGCGCCCGTGGATGTACCCGAAGCAGGAGCGTGCTATATTCAACGACGCCAGGTACGCGGTCGTAGAAGCGCCGCAACCCCTTGACGCAATGGTGTATACACCGACGGGGCCCGTGCGCATGGGCGACATATCTGTCGGTGATACTGTGCTGGGTGCGAACGGCAAGCCGTACGGGGTCACCAGGGTCCTTGATGTGGGTGACAGGGACGTATATGAACTTGTTTTTAGAGATGGCGCACGCGCACAGGCCGCAAAGTCTCACGTGTGGAGGGTTAGTAATGACCGTTTCATCGGTCGGCACTGCACCACCGCGCAGATGGCGGAACTCACGCCCGGTACTCTAAGCGCATATTACATTGATTGCTGTGAACCGTTACAGTTCAACCCGCAAGACGTACCTATCGACCCGTGGTTGCTGGGGATCTTGCTCGGTGATGGGTGCTTGTGCTCTAACGTGATATCTATATCCACGGCAGATCCATTCATCGTGGACGAGGTTGTGGCCAGGGTTCCTTCTGGGTACGAGGTCAAGGGTGACGCGGCTAGCAGGCACAGATATATCATTAAAGCGATTGACCGGCACGCCGGTCGTTGTGACCCGGAAAACGTATACCTTGAGGGCGGTACATACGAACCGTGCACCGGCACGGAATACCCGCGTGGATATCAAGACCGCCCGGAGGTTGTGGCAGTCAAGAAGGAAACACGGCTGGAGCGATACCGTGATACCTACATCACGACCCACGGCAACCTTATGCGTGGCCTGGAAGCGCTTGGACTGAGGGGGCGCAACCACACAAACAAGTTTATACCGGATCTATATAAATATAATACGGTTGACTGTAGGAGACGGGTGCTTTGTGGGTTGATAGACTCCGATGGGCACGTCCCCGCAAATTCCGCGATAGTACGGGTGGTGGTTACGTCACGTCAACTGGCACAAGACATACAGGAGGTTGTGCGTGGTCTAGGGGGCACGTGTAATATCAGCCACAGAAAAGCGCGTAACCCGAACCGGTCGGATTCGTGGGATTGTTCAATCGAACACAGGGATCTGCATCGGTTCGTCAGTCTGCCGCGTAAAGCGCGGAATGTGTCTAATGGCGGGCGGCGTGTGTGCCGAAAAATCAGTGAGATTAATCACGTTGGGGTGAAACCGACCATATGCCTGTCTGTCGATAGCCCCGACCACCTGTATGTAACTGACGGTTGTATCCCGACACACAATAGCACGAAGAGTGGCAAGGCGCAACCGCTGTACTCTATGGTGCAGACACCGTACGGTGCGCGGTCGATGTGCAGCATGGACACGGGCGATGTCGTGCTGACGCCCGGTGGGCGTGCCGTGGTTACCGGGATATACCCGCAGGGCACGCGGGAAATCTATAACGTCGAGTTCAGTGACGGGTCAACCACACACGCTACTGCCGACCACCTGTGGGAGATGCATACGCGTGCGGAGTCGACTATCCTCATGACGACGTCCGACCTGGCGACGTTGATCCGCGAGGATGTTGAGTTGTGGCTGCCGCCGATTGTACATATGCCGGAACTCGACGGTAGGCAACTCGTGGGGGTACAGCCTGCCGGTGACGCCGAGACACAATGTATCAAGATAAGCGACCCGCGTGGCCTGTACCTGACGGACGACTATATACCGACCCACAACACACTCGGGTGCCTCATATGGCTGTTCGAACAGGCGATACAGGGCGATAAGGGCCATAACTACTGGTGGGTATCACATACCCAGTCGCAGGCGGACGATGCGTTCAGGCGCATGAAGAACATGATACCCAAGGACTTTTACAAGAAAAACGAGGCGTACCGGTACATAGAACTGAAACTGAACGGCGCGTATATATGGTTCAAGACGGGCGAAGCGCCCGACACCCTTTTCGGCGCTGATGTGTATGCGGCGGTTATCGACGAGGCGTCGCGTGTACGTGAGGAATCGTGGCACGCCGTGCGAACGACGCTGACGGCCACACGTGGTAAGATCAGGATCATCGGCAACGTCAAGGGCCGACAGAACTGGGCATATCACCTGGCACGTAAGGCCGAGGAGTCCGACAGCGATAGGTTCCACTACGAGAAGATAACGGCGTATGACGCTGCCGATGCGGGCGTGATCAGTTACGACGAGATAGAAGACGCCAAAGAAATATACCCCGAGGATAAGTTCAGGGAGCTATACCTGGCGGAACCTGGTGACGACGTGGGTAACCCGTTTGGTATACAACATATACGCAGATGTCTGCGGCGTGACGAAGACGGGAACCCCGTGGCGAAGGTGCGCGACACGGAACCGCTGGTCTGGGGCATCGACCTGGCGAAAGAGGCCAACTGGACGGTGTGTATAGCGCTGGACGACGAGTGTCGCGTGTGTGACTTCATGAGGTTCAAGCACGATTCGTGGGAAAACACGATCGCCAAGATCGTCGCGCGCGTCAAGATGACACCCGCACTCGTCGACTCGACGACTACCGGCGGTGACCAGGCACTCGAAAGGTTACGCGAAGGCGACCGCCATAACTTCAAAGGGTTCAACTTCAGTGGGCCGTCTAAACAGGACCTGATGCTCGGGCTGGCTATCGCTATACAGAACCGCGAGATCGAGATACCGGCCGGTATCATCCAGAACGAACTCGAACAGTTCCAGTATGAACGCAAGCCGTCGGGCAATATCGTGTACTCGGCGCCCAGGGGACGAACGGACGACGCGGTTGACGCGCTGGGGTTGGCATACCGACACTGGCAGAAATATACCGAACAGCCCGATGACTTCGAGCCGATCGGTATATCGAGAGCGTCGCCGTGGGACCCGGGCGGCCTGTACAGGCCAGCGACGGGCTGGGAGATATGATGTATATGACAGTGCCTACAACGTAAGAGGGTGGACCATATGTCTGATGAGACAATAGACATGGCGCGATTGGAGAAACAGGAGGAGTCGGTACGGTTTGATGAGATCGGGTTCAGCGGCCTGAAGCGTAGCGGCGGTGTGCTGCTGGAGGAGTTTCTACCGGCGCTGCGCGGTAAGCGCGGTCGTGATGTGTTTATCGAGATGCGCGATAACGACCCGATCGTCGGTGCGTCGCTACTGGCCATCAAGAACCTGACGCGACAGGCGGACTGGCGCGTGGAGCCGGGCGGCCAGTCGGAGGCAGATGTCGAGGCGGCACGGTTCATCGACGGTGCGCTACACGACACGGAGATACCGTTCAAGCAGTTCGTGTCGCAGGCCATGAGTATGCTGGTGTTTGGATGGTCGTGGTTCGAGATCGTGTTCAAGCGGCGTAACGGTAACGCGTTTGACCTGGCGAGCGGCAGTAGGTTCGATGACGGGCGTATCGGCTGGCGAAAGTTTGCCATACGGTCGCAGGACTCGCTGCACCAGTGGGAGTTCGATGACGACGGTAACGTGATCGCGATGGAGCAGCGCGCGTCGCCCAACTTCAAGTTGCGACGTATACCGCGCTCAAAGTCGCTGCATTTCGTGACCATGTCGACCACGGGCAGTCCGGAAGGCAAGTCGATACTGCGTAATAGTTTCCGATCGTGGCATTTTCGCAAGCGCATAGAGGAACTCGAAGGTATCGGCCTGGAACGCGACCTGGCGGGTATACCGAAGGTGACGGTACCGCCGCGACTGCTGAGCGATAGCGCGTCCGACAGAGACAAACAGCAGTTGCAGTATGTCGTCAACATGGCGAAACGCGTACGTAACGACGAAGAGGCGGCCATCATCATACCGGCGCTGTTCGATGAGGACGGTAACCGCACGTTCGATTTCGAGTTAATGTCGACGCGCGGCCGCAAGAATTTCGATACGACGGGTATCATCGAACGCAAGAGCCGCGAGATAGCCATGTCGATGCTGTCGGACTTCATCGTGCTGGGCCACGAGTCGGTGGGGTCGTTCGCGTTGGCTTCGTCCAAGACCAACCTGTTCAGTGTGGCTATCGGTGCGTTCCTCGATGTGATAGCGGAGGAAATCAATAGGCGCGCGATACCGCAGTTACTCAGCATCAACGGTATGACGGACGTTGAGATACCGACGCTGGTACACAGCGATATCGAGACGATCGACCTGGAAGCGCTCGCGCGGTATGTGTCTGCACTGAGTGGCGCCGGTATCGACCTGACGGGTGAAGATATACGCCGTCACCTGTTCCAGCAGGTAGGGATAACGTCCGACACTCAGCGGTCCGGCCAAACGGATGGCCAAGTAGATGACGGGGACGAAAATGGGTCGTTTACCGAGGGAGCCGACGAAGTGTAGCGAACGCGACTGTAACAACTTCATAACACCGCGATCGAGACCGCCAGTGACGTGCGCGCGGTGTGGAGCGCTGTATTGTAGTGACCACCTGGTGGCGAAACTGTTTGTGGACAACGATCGCGTGGTCGCCAAGGGATTATATTACTGTGTATACTGCGCACCGACACCAAACGATCACACCGTAACGGGATAGATGTTATGCCGCTACCGAGACCGTCAGAAGGCCAATCAAAAGATGAGTTCATCGCTGCGTGTCTGCGTGACGATGAGATTATACGTGAGTTTGGCTCCGGCAGCCGACGGGCGCAGGCGGTTTGTCACGCTCGCTATAATGAATTTAATAAAAGTGAATCCGATGGAGGTAACGGGATGGGTATATTAGACTTTTTCCGATCAGACGACGATCGGATAGATGAACTGCTCAAGGGCAAGGGCGACGGTGTGAGCCTTGATGTCCTTAATGGCATGTCAAACGACCAGCTTATATCGCACTTCGCTGGTATCAGTGTGCGCGTGGAGGGCCTGATCGATATGGCGCGTGACTTCATGCGTGAACTCGATAGCCGTGACGTTGATGTACCGGCTACACAATTGGCAGGTATCATCGCGCGACGTGGCGACCGGGACGACGTACGCACGTCCAGCGATGACCTACAGATAAACAAACAGTTGGCGCAGCCACGCACACCGAGTTTCGACGGCACGGAAGACACGCCGTGGGAGCGGCCGACACTCAGCGATTACGTGACCAACCTGAGCGAATGCGATTCTGACGCGTCTGAGGTTGGCGAACTGAGCGGGCGGTGCAAGACGGCGATTGCGGCACACTCGCTGTTGGGTGACCCGGATGCAGACGACTTGGACGGACTGGATTCGTTCCCGGTCGTCAACCCCGCCACAGGCAACCTCAACAGGAACGCGCTGTCCAACGCCAGGGCACGCAGGCGGTTTGCTGACGACCCGGACGCGCTCGCGTCTAAGATAGACCAGTTACTGGAATCTGAGTTTGGCGTCGAGGTAGATAAATCCGACGGGTCGGCCGACGGTGATGACAGGTTGCGTGATATGTTGGAGCGTGCGCTGCCGGGCAGGGGCGTCACGGACGCTGATGTGATGCTGGTGGGTGGCTCGCCGAGTAAGCTGGACGTAATACGTAAGCACGTGTATAGCGGACCGGTCGGCAAGACGGTCAACGATACATACCTGTCGCATATCGACTCCGATAGTGTGTACCTGACCAACGCCGTACCCGTGTACCTGAGTGACGACGACGGTAACCCGCGAGAGCCAAACGCGGATGACATTGACGAGTGGTTGCCATACCTCAAGCACGAACTGGAGCGTGTGCGGCCTCGGGTCGTCGTGGCTATGGGTCGCGCGGCACGCAGCGCGGTCGAGAAGGCAACGGACATAGAATTCGGTGCGGGCCCGCACGAGTATGTACCGCATCCACGCGCCATCAACATACACGGCGATAGCGGCGAGGTCGGCCGTAAGCTACCACGTATCAACGACGCGCTACGGGAGTTAACAAAGGGAAAAGTAGAGAGGCGTAGTTTCGATAACTTTTTCACGGTGAGTGGCGGTGTCGCCAACGACAGGGGCGAGTCGATGCCAGAAACCGCCACTGAATCCGATGCCGATAACTTCGCTATCGTGCGCGAGTTCAGGGCGGGCGGTAATGAAGTGACTATTAGCGGCAGGAGCCGCGATCAGGTTATTGAGACTGCGCGCAACATAGCGGCGCGCGATAGCGGTGACGAACTCCGGGTGGTCATCGTGGGCGAGCGTGTGGGCAACCTCGACGGCGACCCGCTGTTCAGGGACATAGCCGGGTTCGTGTATATCGACAAGAGTGCTATGGTCGACGACCTGCCGCCCGTGGGTCGGGAACGATCGTTCAACCGCGACGATGCGTTGGCGCGCGTCAGGAGGTGGGCGTCGACCGATGGGTCGGGCGACAAAGATACTATCGACTTCAGTAAGTTCGGCCGTGCGTTCCTTGCGCTTGTGGGGCCGCCAACCAATATCAGTAGTTTCAGGTTGCTTGTGGCCGACGTGATCGACGGGCGGTTGGTAGCGGTGCCCGCTGCACTGCGCGGTGCACGTGATCGCGTGGACGAGATAGATGGCGTATCGGCGGTGGACGCGATGCGGATACGTCGTGCCGTCGATACGCTGTTGCGTGACGCTGATAGCGTGCTCGCCAAGTCTGACCAGCCCGGCAGGCTGCTCAAGACGGACGACGAGAAGCAGGTCGTCTATGGCGTTGTGATGGAGCCAGAGACCGAGGATACGGACGGTAATTGGACCACCAGGGACGAGATTGAGGACGCGGCACATTTCTTCATGAAGCACTTTCAGAATGTCGGACACGAACACATACAGGAGATAGAGGACGGCGTGTGCGTGGTCGAGAGTTCTGTACTATGGACCGATACCGAGATCGGTGGTAAGGTGGTGCCCGAGGGCTCGTGGGTGATGGCCGTCAAGGTGGACGACGACCGACGCTGGCAGATGGTGAAGTCGGGTGAGTATACCGGGTTCAGCATAGACGCGCTGGCACGGATCAACCCCGGGTTGCGATTACGGGACAACTAGCATCACCACTTGCGAGTCTATAGGGTATACTATAACTTACGTAGTGTTACGTTGAAAATGAAACACCCGATGGGATTATAGGCCGATGACCTCACCGTTTCCTGGCTACACTTATAATATCAAGCCGAGGCGTGTGGATTTTACTAAAAAGGCCGCCAATAAGTGGGAGTTTCTGGTAACCAAAAACCAAGAGGGAATTTCAATGGACGAGAGAATTTTGGAAATTCTCCGAGAGACAGAGGCCGATAACGAGGACGACCTTCTCAAGGCCCTGAACTCGGAGGGGGTGTCCGACGAGGTCATCGAGGTCTGCAAGTCGATTGCACGACTTCGTAGTGCTTTCAGTGACGAGGTCGACGGCGAGTTTATCGCCAAGGCGCTCAACGTTGAACTTCAGCAGTCCGAACCGCAACAGGAGATCGACCCGAACGAGGTGGAGATTACCAAGTCCGACCTTGAGGGTCTGTCGCGTGAAGTGCGTGCAAAGGTCGAGGCGATCAGTGAGAGCCGCGACGAGCTTCGTAAGTCCGTGCAGGACCTGAGCGAGCGCACGGAGACACTTGAGAAGACGCTGGCCGACAAGGCGGCGCGCGAGGTGCGCGCGACATGGGAGCGTCGCGTGAACGAACTCGACAACGTGTCTATCGAGAAGTCGGACCTGATCGATCGGATGGTGCAGCTTGAGGATAGCCTCGGGCCGGATGCAGCTAACGACCACTTCGAGACACTCAGGTCGGCAGATGAACTGGCGAAGCAGGCTTCCGTGATGACGAGCGAGATCGGTACTTCGTTGCCGGGTAACGCGGGCGATGCATACGACAGTCTGGAGGCAGAGGCGCGAGAGATCCAGAAGAGTCAGGATATTTCGTTCGCCGATGCGCTTGACAGGGCTGCTCGTGACAACCCCGAGCTTGCGCGCGAGTACTACGAAGAGCTTCGCTCATAACCTACAACACTAAGGGAACAGACAATGGCTGTTAGAGGACTTGACGTAATTCGTGAGACGTTTGAGGCGTCTACGGACCTTAGTGCCAACCCGAACTTCATCTTCATCACGCTTGACAGCAACGACCAGTTGGTGCTACCGTCTGCCGGTGCGCCGGTTATCGGTATACTCGAAAACACCAGGGACCTGACTGCTGCAGGGCACGAGGGCGCGGTCGCGCTGACGGGCAAGATGAAGGTCGTCGCTGGCGGTACGATCAACGCTGGTGATAGATTGACACCCGACGCCAATGGTGCTGCTGTCGTGGCTACTGCCGCTACGGTCGACACCACAACCTCCGTCGCGGCGCAGGATGTCGACGGTGACGCTGTCGCCGCTATGGCACTCAGTGACGCGGCGAGTGGAGACGTGTTCGAGGTGCTGTTGACACCGGGCGGGGCACTGGTCTAACCAACAAATAAATAAACTGATCAACAACGATAGGGCAGCATAAAATGCCAGCAACAGAGACAGGATTACACGTAGATAAATTCCTGACAAACATCTCGATAGCGTTTGTCATGAAGGAAGACGACTTCGTGTCAGACAAGGTTTTCCCTGTCGTCCCGGTGCAGAAGAAGAGCGATTCGTTCGTCTTCTTCGAGAGGGGTACGTTCTACCGCTCCGGTGAGATTGGCGTGCGGCCGCTTGGCGGCACCGCTAACATTGCCGATTGGGATTCGACAACGGGGTCATATATCGCCGAGGAGCGTGCCTTGGCCACCAAGATCGACGACCGCCAGCGTGCCAACACGGACGATCCAATCAGTCAGGATCGCGCCGCAGCGCGTAAGCTACAGACAGCGATGGCAGTCGATAACGACAAGCGTTGGGTCGACAGCTACTTCACGGCCGGTCAGTGGACGACCGACCTTGACGGTAGCGGCGCTGATTTCACACAGTTCGACGACGGGTCTTCGGTCCCGATCGATCTGGTGGACGCGCAGTCGGAGGAGGTACGGAAGCGCACCACCTTCGCACCCAACACGATCGTCGCCGGTGCGCGCACATGGCGTGCGCTCAAGAACCACCCCGACATCAAGGAGCTGATTAAGTTTGGCGCCACGATGGAACAGCCTGCGATCGTCACGCGTGAGCTTCTGGCTCAGGTGTTTGGCGTCGACAGGTTCCTGGTCGCGTGGGGTGTCGAGAACAGCGCCGCAGAGGGACAGACGGACGCGCTCGACTTCATCGCACCGGACGACGGGATGCTACTGGTGTACGCAGCACCGCAGCCGGCGATCGAGGAGCCGTCTGGCGGGTACACGTTCGCGTGGACCGGACTACTCGATGGCGCAGCTAACTTGCTGGGCTCCGTGATCCAGAGGGGTCGCGATGAACTGTCGCACTCAGACCACTTCGAGATCAGGTCGGCGACTGACCTTAACCTGGTCGCGCCCGACCTTGGTGTGTTCTTCGAGAACACCGTGGCGGGTAGCTTCTAAAGTAGCGTAATATAATGGGCGGTCTGTGGTGGGGCGTGTCCCCATCGCAGGCTACTTGTATCTATACACACGGGCGCATCCATTATGTCCTTTGACGACACGATACCTACAGATAAAGATTTCGTCAGGCTACTTATAGGTGACGTGTTCGAGGATGAGGAGTTCCTGTCGGACGCCACTATCTTCAAGATTTTGGAGGATGAAGGCGACAACGTACTGGAAGCCGCGATAACATGCACGAAGTTGATACTGGCACAAACCAGCCGTGACGCGAGTTTCCAGGCCAGCACGTTACGCATGGAATCCAGTGACGTGTTTGATCACTTCGAGCGCGTACTGAGACACCTCAGGGATCAGCGTGACAGGGGCGGTATCAGGCCACGGTTCGTGAGTACCGAAGGTGTCAATAAGCGCGACGAGTTGTTGTTTGCGGTGGGAATGATGGACAACCCGCCGTTGAGTATAGATACGGACGCCGAGGAGGGTTCCTAGCGTGGCGGTGCCTGGCGATATCCTGAGTTTCGCGCGCGCGTTTGGCGACGCGAGTTCGCTCAGTAAGGGCGCACGCGGCGCGGTGGGCCGCATCCGATCGCGTACACTCGGTCGTGGTGCCGGACGCGGTACAACCGGCATGAGCGTGTTTGGGCTGATCGCGTGGGCAGCTTTTTTTGATTTTCTGACCACTGAAGTGCGTCGTGCGGCGGCCAAGCAAATGGTCGTCTTGACGGCAGCGGCGTACGCCGAGGGTTACGAACTCGGGTGGTCACCTCAGGTGGCCACACCGTCGACTAACCTGAGTGCACCAAACGTCAAGCAGCGTCCGTTCTGGCGTATAGGTGTCAGGGCGGCGATATTGGAGCGCGAGGGTGTGGGCAGGGCCGCGCCGTTCCCGCCACGCATCAACAGGTCGGGCCTGTATTTCAGCGGGAGGTTCACGGCCGATCTACGTGGTATAGTGCGTGGCGATATACTCAAGCGGCTCGCGCGCCGGTCGTCGGGTGCGGCGACCACAAGGTTTTTCTGGGGTGCGCTGACCAACCCCGACGTCAACGTATTTGAGCGGTTGGCCGAACGGTCGCGCGCGTTTATACGTAAGGCTATCAGGGCGCAGGACCTGGTCGACACGGGCGCGCTGTTGGCGAGCGTGCAGATAGCGCCCACGGAAGACGAGGCGCTCAAGAAAAGCGTCGCTGCAATGTTGCAGCGCCTGGAGACGCAGGGCAGGGTCGACGAACTACAGGACCGCGTGGCAACTGGTATAACCAACCTGACGCAGGTATAGCGATGCCGCTTACACCGAGACGCACGAACTTCAGTGCATTGCGACTGATCAGGCGTATGGGTAAGCTGGGTACGTTGCGCGTGTTCGAGGACACAGGTCAACTGGACGAACACGGTGACCCCGTCCTGAACGAGGTCGAGAGTCAGGTGCTGATGTCGCAGAGTTTCGGTACGGATACGCGGCAGCCGCAACCGATCGACCTGCCGGTAGGCGAGAGCCGTAACATGGCGTTCAATTTCTTTCTCGCGTCTACGGATGCGCCACCGGTGGATGATATACCACCGACCGGTAAGGTGCCCGAGATAGACTTCGAGAACGCCACGTATAAGGTGTTGGAGGCAGAGGACATGTTGATCGGTGTCACGAGGTTGCTATGTGAATCGATGAGGACGTGAGATGCCACTGAAAGACCCGAAGGTAGCGATCAGGGACCTGCTGGTAGCTAATTGGGACACAGCCAACACGATATTGGATAGTGTGCCATCAATACATACGGGCTGGTTCAACGGTCAGCGGCTCAACACACCACAGGTGACAGTAACCGACCCCAACGAAAACATACTGGACGGCGGTAACACGGGGTTCAGTGCGATCGGGGGCGGCAGTACCGGCGGTAGGGTCAAATTTATCATCGGTAATTTAACGGTAGGTACGTGGGCACACCAGAGGATGATAGACGGCGTCAATGCCAAAGCGTTGTCCTTCGACCTATCGGAAGAGGTCCGACGTATCATAAACGTACACATACATGATGCCGAGGACATGGAGTGGGTTTCGTGGGATGGTAGGTCAGAACGGATCAACCCGACCGAAGATCCCGTATTGTTTCGCTACGATACGCTGGTGACGTATTTCCGTATCGATCGCGTGACGTAAATAGCGCTGTACAGGGCAAAACGATATACGCCCGTTCATATCTTATCGTCAGAACGGCATAAGACAGTTAATAACCACACAACACACACAGGGAGCCTAAAGTGCGTATCAAGTGTCTGGGGTCCGGTACGTCTGCAATAACGGTGCGGCGGGTCGACGGACAGGAACTAGACGAGCCCATACACGTGGATTTCGGTAATAGCGGTACCGCACGCGTGAAGAAGGAAGAGGGCCGTGTTCTGGTCGACCTGTACGACAGTATAGTGGAGGTATCTACTGGTGATGACGGATCAGACGACCAGGAAGACCCCTCATAACGTTAACTACACGAGGAACACACAATGAGTGGAAGCGTAGAGTCGGGATTCAAGCCGCATAGACTGGAGTTCGTGCGCGAGTCGGAGTTCGGTGTCACGCCGGACAACCCGTCGTGGCTGAAATATTCACCGAGTATCCAGTCGATCACGCCCACACCGACCGCCAATATCGCGGAACGTCGTAATATAGGTGACGCGGACGTGGTCGACTTTTTCGCTGGCGCCGAAGACCACGAACTCGAACTGGAGTACGATCTCCATAAGTGGTTCGTTGACGGGGGTGGCAACGCACTGGACGCGTCTGGTGACGGGTTGCTGCGTGACGCCAATAACGAACTGCCGGCCTCACATACCGTGGTGATGCGCGGTACACTGGGCGGTACGGGCGCCGATAACGGCGGTTCGAGATTATACGTCGTCGCGCGCGGTGCCAAGGTCAATTCTGTCGACCTGAACGGTGACCCGGGTTCCGGCGAGCCCGTGACGGTCACACTGAATTATCTCGCCACCAAGAAGCGACAGTTCAGGGTCGACCAGCCGGGTTCGGCCACCACGCTCGATATCGCTTCCACGGACGCTGGCGATACGTCGCAGTCACTGACCATCGAGTCGGACGATGCCGGCACCACGGAAGTGGTATCGCTTAATGGTACGACAGTAGTCACAACGACCGCGTCGTTCGATTCGATCGATGCTGTGTTACTGGACGCGCAGACGCAGGGCGACGTTACCGTCAGTGTGACTGGTGGACCCGAGTTGGCACGTATACGCGGCCTGTCGTCCTACCAGGACCGTGAGGGCGACCTGGGTATACCGCTACTCGGTAGCGGCGACCGTAGCGACACGGTGCCCAGCGCGCCCGAGATATTCCTGGGCGATACGATCACGCGCGGTTCCGGCTTCCTTGAGAACGCCGATATCAACTCTGCCAGCGCATCGGTCCAGAACAACATCGAGGCGACACCGGTCGTCAATAGCATCGGCCAGCAGCTCAACGAGGCGGCACGTGACGTTACGTTCACTGCGACTGTGTTTGGGCCCAAGGCATCGTTTGATAGCGTCATAGAGCACCTGACGGTGGCCAAGACGGATATCGTTTGGACCATGACGGGCGGGTCGCTCACGTTCCCCAACGCCGTGCTGACGGGTCTCGGATCGCTCACACGCGAAAGTGAGCAGGCCGTCATGACAATCGACAATACATTCACGTCGCAGGGCATCACGGTAGCATAAACCGGAGGTTAGCTGATGACAGATACATACAGGCTCAAGCGCGACAGTGACGGCAACCTGGTACCCATCGAATCGGTCACCCCGACGCTCAACACAACGATCAAGTGTCTACCGATCACGTGGGGCCAGTCGAAACTGTGGGACTCGTTTGGCGAGCCCGTCACACAGTGGACCGACGAAGACAAGGTATCACTGATCAACGAGAACCTGGTCGACCCCGAACTGAACGGTGGCGACGATCTGACGGTTGAACTACTGGAATCGAACTACGAGGCGTTCTTTATCGAGGACCTCGTACACGGTATCCTCATGGCGAGCGGGCTCAGCAGGATACTGCGGTCCAAGGGAAAAGACGGGGTGAATATCATGGAGGAACTGGAGACTATAGAGACTTAGACACCGACCAACTGTTCAAGGTATGGGAGGTCAGGCTGCATAGGTTGGGCTATAAATATACCGGCCGCGATAGCCTGTACGGGCTGACGTGGTACGAGATAATGGACCTGGTCGACGGTAGCGAGATAGAGAACGAGATGCGTGACAGTGAGGGCTCACACGTACGTGCAAGTGACTGGGAGAAACTGAACGCACTGGACGATCGGTTGAGTGTACACTAAGGGTAACCAATGGTAAACGAGCGCGGCGGTATAGCTACGATATTCGAGGCCAGTGAGCGGCCGTTCACGGGGCCCGTACAGCGTATCGTGCAGTCACTGGGTTCGTTCAAGGGCGCGCTTGCCGTCACCGGTCTCGCGCTTGCAGCGTTCGCCACCAAGGGTATCGGGTCGGCCATATCAGCCGCTGCCAGGTTCGAGACGCAGACCGCTGAACTCGGTAAGTTGCTGGGCCAGGACATAGCGGGCCCGATAGCAGAATCCGTCGCCAACCTCGGTAACCAACTGCCGGTCGCGCGTGACCAATTGTTCGAGGTAACCGAGATCGCCGCGCGGTTGGGTATACGGGGTCGCCAGAACCTGCTGAACTTTACCGAAACTGCCGCCATGCTGGGCGTCGCCACTGATCTGGCGGCCAGTGAGGCGGCCGACGCGTTTGCGCGTATATTGAAGCAGACGCGTACACCGATCGAGGCGTTCGATAACCTGGGCAGCGTGTTTAATGAGCTGGCCAATATAGCCGCCACGTCGACCTCGGAGATTGTGGACAGCGTCAGGCGTGCGGCACCCGAACTGGCACGGCTCGGTATACCCGTGCAGGACATAGCGGCCATATCGGCGACACTCAACGAGGTATCGGAAAGCGCCACGCGTGCCGGTACGCGGTTGCGACGGTTCGCGCAGGAACTGTCGAACCCGCAGAACATAGAGACGTTCGCGCGTGCGCTGGGTCTCACACGCGGTGAGTTCATAAGGTTGCGCGAGCAGGACCCGACATCCGTGATCGTCGAACTGGCGCGTGTGATGCGCGAGGGCGGGTTCGCCGCTACTGATCTCGCGGCCAACCTCGACTCGCGCGTGCGGCAGGCGCTGGCGGCGCTGGGCCAGAACTTCGAGGGCCTCAACAGGCTGCTGGGCGAGGCGCGCAGAGAATTCGTCGAGAACAACTCGCTACAGGAAGAGTTTGCCGTGTTCGCGGGCACGTCGGCCTCGCGGTCGCAGGTACTCACCAACCGTATCGAAGACCTGCGGTCGGAAGTGGGCGAGTCTTTCCTGCCGGTATGGAAGGACGTGCTGAGTGTCACTGCCGATGTGGTTGGCGCTTTTGGTGAGTTCGCTGAGTTGCCGCTGGAGGATATACTACCTGCAGGCGAACTGGAGCGCACACGTGACGCACTACAGGACATACTCGTACTCGGGCGGGAATTCGCTGAACTGCGAGGTATACCGGGCGCACTGGGCGGAATACAGGACCTCGCTATCGTGCCCATACTGGAACGCGTGTTTGGTGGCGACCCGCGAACGCTTGAGGCTGCGGCCGTAGACCAACTCCGGTTCATCCAGCAGATACGCGAGGGCATAGCTGAGGAAGGTCGCACGACCGCCGTTAACTTCATCGGACAGTTTGTGCGGACACTGGGCGCGCGTGGGGATCGGCTGCCCGAGTCTGAGTTGCAGGCTGCTATATCCCGTATCGCTGGTCCCATCAGCGTGCTGTTTGAGAGGATAGGCGAGGCCGCCGACGACGCAGGACAGCGTGTCGACAGGTCGGCACTGGGCGACGCACTGGACGACCTGTTGGGTCGGTTGCGTCGCGGTGAGATAGACGCCAGTGAACTCGTGATGGAACTGGGCGACCTGGCGCAGAACGCCGATCGGTTCGTCACGACACTCAACCAGCAGCAAGAGCCCGACGTGAACGAGGAAGGGTTCAGGCTGCTGAATGAGCTGCGCGAAGACACGATAGCGCTGCTGGAGCGGGAGATACAGCTCACCAACGAACAGCGCGTAAGGCAATCGGAGGCGTTCCGGGACGCCGACGTATCACTACGCGCACGCCTGTTACAGCGTGCGCAACTGCTCGACAGGCTGGAGAAGTTTATCGAGGTGCGCGAGCGTGCCCGCGAGAAACTGGAGGCGCAGGAGGAACTGCTGGCACGTATCGAGGGCCGACAGGAAAAGCGCGAGGCGAACCTGCGCGGTATCATCGAGGGTAACGAACAGGCTGAACAGAGCCTGCTGCGGCAGCAGTTGATACAGGCTGATATCGACCCCGAGATTATCGACCGCATCATAGCACGTGAGCGCGAGTTGGAGGTATTGCAAGACCAGGCGGACGAGGTCAAAGAACAGGAACGCGCAACACGCAGGCTACAGCGTCGCATCGACCGGCTCACGTTCGCTAACGTCGAGGCTCGTTTGGACCTGCTGGTGGACACGGTCGACGAACTGTCGGACGCGTTCATTGACTTCATCGTGGACTCCATCAGTGGCGCGCAGAGTTTGGGCGACGCGCTGATCGACGTGATCCAGCGCGTGGTACGCGAGATCATCGAGCAGCAGTTGCAGGGCCTACTGCTGAGCCTGTTTGGTGGGTTGTTTGGATTCATCGGCGGCGGTGGCGGTGGTGGCGGTGCCAACCTGCAACCCGTCGGCAGGAGCAGTGCTGCGGGTGGGTTCGCACTGAGTGGTGGTGGTGGTGGCGGCGGCGGGTTCGGCCTGAGCGCACGCGAGTTGGGACAGTTCGGTGTCAGCACGTCGCAGTTGGGGCGTGCCGATATCGGTGGTGCCATGCGGGCTGCGCGTGCACCCGCACAGGCGGGCCCGCAGGTACAGGTGCAGCAGGACATCGTGTTCAGTGTCGAAGCCATCGACCAGGACAGTGTCAAGCGGTTCTTTAATGAGAACGGTCGCGAAATAGTTAATATCGTCGCTACGGCAACGGAACGGTCCACAAGGGTCCGCAACAGGCTAATCAGGGGTAGGTAATGTCGTCACTCGTATTCCCGCGCGGCTCCAAGACGAAACCGCAATCAGCATCACCGTTCGACGTGCCGCAGGCACTCAGGTCGGTGTCGCAGGCGGGTAACGTACAGACACGCGACACAACGAAGGTCGGTCGGTTCTGGTCCGAGGAATATCCACTGTTACGTGCGGGCGACCCCGAGGTCGAACGCCTCATGGCATTCATCAGGCGCGTACAGCGTTCCGGCCAGCCGTTCTGGATCGATCACCCGACCGTACCGGGCTCTGGTAGGCCGATCAACGGCACCGCCGACGAGAACCTGATCCGCGACGCCGCGATGGACACCGACACCGACGGGGACGGGGTGGTGGATGGGTTTCAGGATGCCACCGACGCTGTGGTGACGCTGTCCGTCGATCAATCGGCACAAAAGTTTGCGGTGACGGACGGAACTGGGATAACCACTGCACAAGAAAAGCTACTCTTGCAGAGAGTTCTCCGAGTGTTCCCGGGAGATGAAGTTACCCATTCAGTCGAGGGGAAGATTTCAACAGGTGACGATGTTCGGGTAGCCACCCGGTTTGTCTTCAATAACGAGGATGGCAATTCCGTTCCCAATGGTATTACCAGCGGTGTGGCTATTACGAACGATACATTTACGCGAGCGGAGTTTACGGCAACAGCCCCCGATGGTGCGACGTTAGTACAGTTTAGGGCTGGCTGGAGAGCTACTGCTGATGGGGCGACAGGAAGCGTCTGGATCCGCAACGCCCGCGTCCTCCGCGCCTCCTCCGACCCTGCCGTCTTCGCCAACCCCCACGTCAGCGGCGGGGGTCAGACGGGCGACACGCTCGCTACCGCAGGGTGGCCGGCGTCGACGACCGTGTTGAGGGCGGGTGATTTCTTTCGGGTCGGCGGCAGTGGCGCCACACAGGCGGATGCGGAGGCCGACGAAGTTACGATAGCGTTCGAGGCTACCGAGGACGTGACGTCCGACTCGAACGGTGACGCTACGATACCGGTCAACCCGCCAGTATTTTCGTCATTGATGGTACCGGACGGCGCGGCATTACGATTCCAGAATATGCGATTCAATGGCATGTTATGGCAGCCGCCCGCACAGACCAACCTGCGCAGCGGGTTTTTCTATGACGGCGTTAATGCAATCTTCCGCGAGATACCATAATGACACGCGATATAACCACTAATCAGGTCGACCGGGCGGAGTCCGATGTCGGGCTGGCGATACACCTGTTCGAGTTCACGTTCTTCGACGACGCCACCAGCGCCGAGTCACAGGTACGGCTGACGACGGCCAGCAGTGATATAGATGTAACCATAGACGGCACACCAACGCTGTTTGAGGGTGTCGGCGGTGTACTGAACTTCGGTGGTATCGAAGAGAGTACCGACAGGTCGGCGCAGGGTTCGCAAATATCGCTATCTGGTGTCGACCAGACCATCGTAAGCCTGTTGACGGGCCGACAGTTCAGGAACCGCGACACGCGGATATGGCGTGCGTATCTGGACACCGAGACAGCGCAGATCGTGGACGACCCCATATTACTGTTCAGGGGCAAGCAGTCGGGCGCGTTCTCGATCAACGAGAATTGGGGCGGCGACGAGAACCAGCCGGGCACCGTAGAGGTATCGACATCGGTCGAGTCGCGGCTGGCGGAGTTACAGAACGCACAACCGATACGCACGAACGTGACGAGCCATAACGAGATGTTGGAGCGTGCTGGGTTGGCTACGGGCGATACCTTCTTCCAGAACGTGCCCAACCTGGCGGGCAGGCGTATATTCTGGGGCACGGAAGCGCCCGACAGTGCCACCGATCGGTCGCCTGCGGGCGGTGGATCATCTACCGGCGACCCGCGCGGACCCGGCAGGCCGGACCAACCGTTCGAGGGTAGGTAGTCATGTCACCAGAACGTGAGATGAACTGGCTCAATAAGCTGGTCGCGTGGGAACGAGATATGCTTGGTCGACCGTTCGAGTGGGGCGCAACCGACTGCGGTAGTCTGGTACGCGATATGTGCAGCGTGATATATGGCGACGACGTTTTTGAGCGCGCGCCGTCATATACCACACGTATTGGCGCGTTACGCGCACTATCCAAGACCGGTGGTGTCGAACAGGCAGTACGAGACATAGGCGCCACAGAAGTATCGATCAACTTCATTCAGGACAGTGATATAGTTATCATGGACGACCCGGACCACAGGTACCACAACAGTTACATATACATCAACGGCTATCTGCTGGTCGCTGAAGAAGCGAGCGATATATATCGTGTCAAGTTACACGACTTGGACCTGGATGATCCAGTAGTGCTGAGGCTACCGTAATGGGACTCGGTAGGATAGGTAGTTTCGTCGTAGGTGGTGTACTGGCTGCCGGTGGCGCGGTGTTGAGCTTCTTCGTACCGCCGGCCGGTATAGCGCTATCTACCGTCGGGCTCGGCCTACTGGAGCGCGGCGTACAACTCGGCAGGCTACAGAGCGGTATCGAGCGTAACGTCGCGTCTAACGTGGCCGATCTGCCGGTCGTATGGGGTACCGCGCGACTGGGCGGCAGGCTACACGAGACGCGCGTCGACCCCAACGACAGGGATATCCTGGCACGCGGTGTGACGCTATGTGTGGCGGGCGAGAACGGCGACGGTGTCCAGGACATACGCGAGATCAAGTTCGATGATATATTGGTGGTTGGCGATCCGGATCTCGACGTCGATAACGTCGACACGAACGTAGAGAGCTTTTTCGACGGTAACGTACGCTACAGTACGCGCACGGGCCGCGACGACCAGACGGTAGACACCGAGATGAACAGCAGGTTCCCGAGTGCGTGGCCCACAACGTCGCGCGGCCGGGGCCTTGCGTACATCAACACGTTCCTTGAGTTCGATCGTGAGATATTCTCAAGCGGTATCCCCAACATAACCGCACTGGTAGACGGCAACAAGATATGGGACCCGCGCACCGACCAGTGGCTGTTCAGTGCCGCCGACAGCACGGGCAGTCCGGGTCAGGACCCCGGCCGCAACCCGCCACTGGGAGCACTCGACTATCTAACGTCCGATAAATACGGGCTGGGCGCCAACTACCCGGAACGCGACGCCGACGGTACTATATCAGAGATCGACGAACAGAGCTTCATCGATACGGCCAACCTATCCGATCAGGACACGATAGACGGTACCAAGCGGTTCTCCGCTAACGGGTGGCTGGGTACCGACAACTCACTTATACGTAACCTCAATTCGATACTGTCGGCGTGCCGCGGCGAGATAATATACCAGGGCGGTAGGTTCAAGATCATCATCCGCACGGCACAGAACCCCGTCGATTTCGTGCTGGACGAAACTAACATCATCGGCGATTGGACGTGGACGCGTAGCGGTAGCGGCGACACGCCCAATAGGATAAGAGCGACTTATATCGACGCGTCGCGCGAGCAGTCGGCCAACGAGGTGGTGTGGCCGGAGATAGGCCAGCCAAACGCATTCCTGGAATCCGATAACGGTATCCGACAGGAACGCAGTATCGACCTGCCGATGACCGACAACGCTGCTACGGCCAAGCAAATTGCTATGGTCATATTGCGCGAATTGCGCGAAGACGTTACGGTCGAGGTGACGGCTACCGACGCCGCCCTACAACTCGAAGTCGGTGACGTCGTTAAGGTAAGCCACCCGACACCCGGTTGGACGGACAAGGAGTTCTGGGTGGTGGCGATGGGTCTCAACCCCGATTTCACTGTCAGGCTGGGGCTGCGCGAATTCAACGCGGATGCATATTCACTGGTCGACACCGACCCCGTACCGACGGTACCCGGCGGTAACCCGCCAGACCCGTTCTCCATCGACCCGGTGACCAGCCTGGTGCTGACATCGGACATGGCAACGCAGCGTGTAACGCCGGCAGGCGACAAGATACCACAGATACTGGCTACGTGGACGCCACCCGCCGACACGTTTTTCGATAGATCGGAAGTGGCGGTACGCCGCACCAAGGACGCTACCGGAAGCCCGGTATCCGAAGATTTCGAGCAGTTGGAGGACGTAGACGCGTCCGAGTTGTTGGGTAACGGCGACCAGCAGAAGATCATCGCGCGCGGTGTTGAGGGTGAGGAGTGGGAGGTCAAGGTAACGGCCGTCAACACCAAGGGCATACGGTCGACGCCCGTCACCGCACTTGTAGTGTTGGACACCGACTTCGTGGCCTCGGACATCGGCGGTGCGTTCGTGCTGGAGGACATCCAGGAGGACGACTTCGATGGCGACGGTACCGTCGAGGGTCGGCTCACGCTGACGATAGCGGCGGCCAGCGGTACGTTCGACGTGGAGTTCGCCACGCGGCAGGGTCGCGGCACGACGTGGAACACACAGCCGCTCGTGACCGGTCTGTCGTCCGGTCAGCAGACGTCACAGGACGTCGACCTGACCGAAGGCCAGAACGCATTCATCCGATACGAACTGTTTAGGGGTGGCACCACGGAAAGCCTGGCGCGGTCGGTCGTCACGTTCGATCCCGACGCCGTGGCCGAGGTCGGCCCGCCGGAAATCACGCTGGACGCCGATCGCAACGTCATCGTGTCGGGCAGCGGCGATTCCGATACCACCGAGATACGCGCACGCGTCGGCATCGACGCCGACCCCGTCGACCCCGACGGCACAGTCGACGACGACCTCGTGATCAACGCGCGTGCGGGCACCGGTAGCACGGGCGTCAAGCTGTCGCGCGGCCAGACGGCACACGTCAAGATACGCGGCGTGAACGCCAACAGCGAACTGGGACCCGTGACCGAGGGTAGGCTGCGGTTCGGCGACACGCGCGGTGGTATCGTCGAAGAGAACATCGCGGAAAC